TCATCTTCCAGTGGTTCATCTTCCAGTGGTTCATCTTCCAGTGGATCATCTTCCAGTGGATCATCTTCCAGTGGATCATCTTCCAGTGGATCATCTTCCAGTGGTTCATCTTCCAGTGGTTCATCTTCCAGTGGTTCATCATCTTCTAGTTATATACCTATAAGAGTAACTACTCAAAAAACATTATTGCCAAAATTTAGAAAACGCTCTATTACATAATCATTTTAAATTGAAATATATTATCATAATTAGTTAAATATATTATAGTTAATTAATTATGGAAATGAATCAAGCATCTCAAAATACTACATTGTCCGACGACATGTCCTATATATATAATGAAGACATCGAAGAAAAAACGCAAGATTTTATACCAATTTTATGGGACCTGGAATATGAAGAAGATTATGGTGAAAGATTGGATGTTTTATATGCATTATTTGATGAACAAATCAACAATATGGGTGAATATACCAAGAACAGCAATTTTAAACATTTCGCAAAAACATTAAAAATGCTAATCATCGATAAAGTAAATGATGATAATAAACAATACGCTTTAGAATGCATTATCGATACATATTCGGATCCTTGATACACCGAGTAAAAAAGAAAAAATGAGACAAAATCCCATTAAAACATGTAAAATAATTTTTTTTAAATTTCTTGCATTGCATCCTTCATTTCTTCGCCATGATAATCTTCATATTCATAATCTTCATAATCATTTTCGTCATCAAATGTTTCAAATGCTTCCTTATGCCATTCTTGCAATTTTAGCACTTGTTCATCAAAATTACTACATTGTGTTTGCAATACCGATTTCGGCACAATAGGAACAATAGCATCTATTCCACAACTATTGCAAATAAGCGTATTATTTGCAATTGTTTTCATTTGGTATCTCCGCACAACGGGATGTATTTCAACACAATACACACACGCCAATTCTACCATCCCTTTTTCCTTCATTTGCTTTACCGCGACCGCATAATTGTTTGTTGCTTCCTTCATATACTCCATTGTTATATTACGTTTTTTATATATACACACTCTTTCTTACATTTATTTTCAATTTTTTTACACCATTTTGCAATCGGTTTAAAAAGTATTGCGTTGTAATAGTAAAATGATACAATTATGTCTATATTTTGTAATGATTATTTTTGGTTCTTGTTACGCAGAAAATACATTTAATTATGATGCAATCGTGAATGTTTCTGTAAATATTGCACAAGCTTCTTATTGTGTAGACGGGAATTTAAACTGGGATTGCCCTACATGTTATTCAAACAATGTATTGACCAATGTCATCGAAAAAGATAGTGAACAAGTTATTTTCGGTTACAATCAAGATTACAATGCTATTTTTATTTCATTTCGCGGATCTTCCAATATCGAAAATTGGTTAGCAAATATTCAATTTCATCAAATACAACCTTACGACGATGAAAATTTATCTGTTGAAAAAGGTTTCTATAATCTTTTCGCTGATCTAAAACCGATTATTTATGAAACATTGCAAGAATTATCAAGCAAATATGCTACTCACAACGTGCTTTCCACAGGACATTCACTTGGTGGCGCATTGGCGACACTATTTGCTTTCGACAACTATTATTATAACGAAGAATATAATGTTATTGCACTGATGACATTTGGTTCACCACGAATTGGTAATCACAATTTTGTCACTAAATTTGCAAACTACAATATGTATTCCAAACGAATTACACATTATTATGATATGGTTCCACATGTTCCACAAAACTTATTGCATTATTATCACATTCCTAACGAAGTATGGTATAACGAAAACAATGATGAATATACAATTTGTCACGATACCAATTCTCCATATACCGAAGATTCAAAATGCTCTGATTCATGTTCACCCACGCATTGTACGTCTACAAGTGACCATTTGTATTATTTAAATGTTACCATGGGTTCCAGTGGGTGTTAATATATTATCTCTCTTACTATTTTCTATTTTACTATTTTTTCATTAAATTCCATTTTTTCACTTTTTTGAAACTTTTTCTATATATAGAATTTCCCCAAAAAAAGCATGTCCAAAATCGAAAACGAAAAAAAACTTTCAACCCCCAAAAACGTGATTTTTTGAAAATGCTAGATACATCGTCTAAATACAGAAAAAATCATTCAACTGCTCTTATCATAACTTTTTCAAAATTATATGTTTTTTGATAAATTTGATTTAGGCGTTTTTTTATGTAAGTATTGTATACTTACACAATGACTTACAAAAAAACGCCAAAAAACGCCGAAAAAATTATTTGCGAAGATTGTAACTTTGTTTCTAGTAAAAAAAGTGATTATGAACGCCATTTATTGACACGTAAACATAAAATACTTACAAATACTTACAAAAAAACAGCAGAAAACGCCGAATATATTTGCGTTTGTGGAAAGCAGTACAAACATCGTCAGAGTTTACATAACCATAGAAATCGATGCAATTTCGAAAAAAATCTTGAAAATAGTGACATTGTGCAAAATATGGAAAAAGACGAAAAAGAATCGGAAATGGGAATAATGGAAAAAATAAAGAATGTTGAAAATGAGGTGCAAAGTTCGAATGATTACAAAGAAATGTTTATGGAAATGATGAAACAGAACCATAAGTTGCAACAACAAATGATAGAATTAATACCTCAAGTAAAAGGAAATACAACCAACAACACAATGAATAATTTCAATATAAATTTATTTCTGAATGAGCAATGCAAAGACGCGTTAAATATTATGGATTTTGTAAATTCGTTAACAATCGAATTAGCAGATTTGGAACGTACAGGTACACATGGATTTGCAGATGGTATTTCAAATATATTTGTGAAAGCCATACAGAATTTGGATATAACCAAACGTCCAATCCATTGCACAGATTTGAAACGCGAAGTTCTTTATGTCAAAGATAACGAAACTTGGGATAAAGATAGTGAAGATAAACAAAAAATAAAAGGGGCGATACATACGTTAAAACAAAATAATATACGCAAAATAGGTGAATGGGTTCAAGAAAATCCCGAAAGTCAAGAAATGAATAATCCAAAAAATGATATGTATATGAATATGTTACATGAAAATACGGGAAATCAAGATAAAAGTATACCGAAAATCATAAAAAATGTTGCAAAAAATGTAGTGCTACCAAAAGATGATAACAAATAATAAAATAGCAACTATATATATATATGGTGAAAATAGACATAGATAAATTGAAAAGTTTAGACGTCTTAAAATCGCGTCCAAAACTAACTGCAAGTGATGCAGCTTCCAATGATTATTTCGGTAGTTCAGTAGCATTTAGTAATAATGGTCTTTTAGCCATTGGAGCATTTCTTGACGATGATAATGGAGATGGAAATGGGACAGGAAGTGTCTATTTATTTAGCGGTTCCGGAACAAACTGGACCCAACAAACAAAACTAACGGCAAGTGATGCAGCTTCCGATGATTATTTCGGTATTTCAGTAGCATTTAGCAAAGATGGAAGTGTTTTAGCCATTGGGGCGGAGAGGGATGATGATAATGGAGATGGAAATAGGACAGGAAGTGTCTATTTATTTAGCGGTTCCGGAACAAACTGGACCCAACAAACAAAACTAACTGCAAGTGATGCAGCTTCCGATGATTATTTCGGTAGTTCAGTAGCATTTAGCAAAGATGGAAGTGTTTTAGCCATTGGAGCATATCTTGACGATGATACTGGACAAGATGGTTCGGGAAGTGTCTATTTATTTAGCGGTTCCGGAACAAACTGGACAGAAATAAAAAAACTAACTGCAAGTGATGCAGCTACAGGTGATAATTTCGGTAGTTCGGTAGCATTTAGTAATAATGGTCTTTTAGCCATTGGGGCGCATCAAGATGATTCAGGAAGTGTCTATTTATTTAGCGGTTCCGGAACAAACTGGACCCAACAAACAAAACTAACGGCAAGTGATGCAGATACAAGTGATTATTTCGGTAGATCGGTAGCATTTAATAAGAATGGTCTTTTAGCCATTGGAGCGGATCTTGATAATGATAATGGACAAAATGGTTCGGGAAGTGTCTATTTATTTAGCGGTTCCGGAACAAACTGGACAGAAATAAAAAAACTAACTGCAAGTGATGCAGCTTCCAATGATAGATTCGGTCGTTCAGTAGCATTTAGTAATAATGGTCTTTTGGCTGTTGGAGCATATGGTGATGGAAGTACTTCAGGAAGTGTCTATTTATATGATTTACCATTAGTAAAAAATAAAACAACAACAAAGAAAAAATCCCTTATTCAGTTGAGTGATAGTGAAGTGAATGATTATGCAAATGAAACTCACTATAATGGAACAACTATTTTGGGAATAGTAAAAACAGAAAATGCAAACGGAGATAAAATAAACTATTTAGTATTGGATAACGACCCAAATAACGTATATGGTCAACTTCTAAAAATAAAAAATGACAATACAATTTCAAGAACAGAAAAAATAGCAATATATAAAAATTATCAAGGAATATATGGATTTTCACCTGAAATAAACAATTATATTGAGAGTTTATTGAAGAACTAAACTTTACTTTCAAACTCATAATCATCACTTTTTTCATTATTTTCGTTCAAGAGAAATATAAATTTCAAAATAGTTCGTTCGCCTTTTTCTAACGGACTCACGCGATGATAAATGCTGGAAGGTTTCACCAATACTAAAGAATTCGGTTTCGGTTCGACACTATGAATGGTGTCATCCACATTAAATTCAAATATTGAATCACTATTGTTTTCCAAGGTTAAAACACATTCATAATAAGGTTGATTGTATAAAGGTTTGTCTTGATGCCATGGCATTCCCTCCGAACCCGTTTCATATTTTCTATATTCAATAGGAAATTCACTGGCAAAAATAGTATCTTTTTTCAGTATTTTTCTCATTTGTTGAAACAAATGCGAAGAATAAATCATATAATAAAGAGAAGCATCTGTTTTTGCATCGCACATATAGGTTTTGCGTGATTTCACACGACTATCATTTTCCAATTTGGAATCCAATGTTTTACAATATTTGGCAATATCTGAAAATTGTTTTTTCGGAAAAAAAGGATGAATTAATACTAAATCATCATCTTGATAACTCAATAATGTTTTTTTAAAATAAATATATAAAACGGAAAATATTAAAATCATTATTAGTCCTGTTATTTTTATCCATGTGTCCATACTAATTAGAATAACAACATATTATTAATATGAAAATTGAAAGTATTTAAACTTATCCTGTTTCTATTATTATAAGATGGTAAATCTAAAGAACGACGATATTTTTAAGTGCGACGACAAGCTCATTTTCAATCCATACAATCCATTAAATAAAGAGATTACATTGAATGATGTTCAATGCATTCTAAAAAAATATGGAATACCTTTTCCAGTACATAATCTGGAATTGTATAAACGTGCTTTTGTGCATCGTTCTTATACAAAGCGCCCGCAACTAGAAAATGAAAAACAAAATATTTGTATTGTTGAAAAGCCACATGATTGCATTCCTTTGAAAACAAAATGTAATGAACGCTTGGAGTTTCTAGGAGATGGAGTATTGGAATTAGTGACGAAATATGCTCTTTATCGCCGTTTTCCAAAAGAAAATGAAGGATTTATGACGGAAAAGAAAATTGCGCTTGTAAAAAATGAAGCTATTGGTAAAATGGCGTATGATATGGGTATTCATAAACATTATATTATTTCCAAACATGCCGAAGAAAAAAATACTCGTACTAATTTGAAGAAGCTCGGTTGTTTGTTTGAAGCATTTATTGGAGCATTGTTTTTGGATTATAATAAAATCGAGGTGATGGATGACGATGCATGGTTTCAAAACGTCTTTGTAACCGGGCCAGGTTTTCAAATGGCACAAAAATTCATTGAAAACATTTTCGACGAACATGTGGATTGGGTAGAGCTTATTGATAATGATGATAATTACAAAAATATATTGCAAGTAAAAATCCAAAAAGAATTCAAGGTAACACCACATTATTTAGAACTACCATTAAGCGGACAAGAAGAAGGATATCGCATGGGGGTATATATTTGTTTAGGCCAACCCATTTTCCAAGTGGATACGAACGATGCAATTTCCATGAGTGATTTGGGAACATTTAAAGCAATTCATGATTATGTGGAAAAAAATGAAAAAATATTGGTTTTTATGGGGGAAGGATTGCATAAAATTAAACGCAAGGCAGAACAAATGGCATGTAAACGTTCCATTGACTATTTGGAGTAAATTGGATTAATCAGAGTAAATAATAATCATTTTCTATTATATGGAGCAGGTGTTGCAAAATTTAAGAAAGAAACCTAGACCACAGAAATTAGAAGCACAAGAAGTAAAAATGAAAAAAACGGAAGCACCTAAAAGCGAAATGCAAGAAATAGATGATGATATGTTAAATGAAATGTTAGAAGGTGAAAATAAAGAGCAACCAAAAGAAATAACTGAAAAACAAAAAGACGATGAAACAATTTACGAAGATGTTCGCGAAGAACATACCGAAGATGATTTTTCTGATTTTTTAGCATCTTTGCCACAAAAAGTAACTAATATCAGAGGCGATACTATTAAAAAGAAAGCAAGTGAAAAACCGAAAGTACAAATACAAGAACCAACTCCGAAAGAAACAATACAATCAAAAAAGGAAAAACCCAAAACAATGACTATTAAACGTGAAAAACGTCAACGTATAACTGAAAGAAAAGATGTAACAAAACCTGCAAAACACGAAGTATTTAGTGTTTCTTTAGATGAAGAAATTGTTGAAAAGATGCCGAAAAAAGAAAATTTAGTGGTATTAAAGAAGTCGTCATATTATTTAAACAATCGCGAAGTGTTTGTCAACTTCGTAAATCAAATGTTTAAAGATTATCGCAAGGAAGTATTAGATGATAAATCGCAATTGAGTTGTGATACAAGTGAACAATCCGAAGAATTTAAACTACTTACACATCAAAAAATAGTGCGTGAGTACATTAATTTATATTCACCATATCGTGGTTTATTAATATATCATGGTTTAGGTTCGGGTAAAACATGTAGTTCCATTGCCATTGCAGAAACGTTTCAACAATTGCATTCGGTGGCTTTGGCGGAAGGGACAACCAATGTGCGAAAAGTGGTAGTAATGACACCTGCTTCATTACGAACTAATTTTTTCGAAGAATTAAAGAAATGTGGTAATCCAATGTATCGCAAGAATCAATTTTGGGAATTTGTAGAAACCCGTGGTGATAGTTCAACTGAAAAGAAAATGTCTAGTGCATTAAGTTTACCAATATCTTTTATTCAAAAAAAACGTGGAGCATGGTTTGTGAATGTAAATAAACCATCTAATTTCGAAACATTGTCTAGTGATGAAAAGGTAACATTAGATGAGCAGCTGGATAATATGATACATCAGAAATACACTTTTATTAATTACAATGGTCTACGTAAAACACGTTTGAATGAATATACGCAAAATAATACAATTAACCCATTTGATAATAAGGTAATTATTATTGACGAAGCTCATAACTTTGTAAGTCGTATAGTGAATAAAATAGGCCGTGATAAAATGGAAGACCCGACATTTATGTCGATAATTTTATATAAATTATTGCTAACTGCAGAAAATGCACGTGTTATTTTATTGACTGGTACACCTATGATTAATTATCCAAACGAAATAGGAATTTTATTCAATATATTGCGTGGTTACATTAAAAGTTGGTCAATACCTTTGGTGCAAGACCAAGGAAATGTTCGTACTTATGAACAAAAATTAAAATCGATGTTTAAAAAGCACCAAATATTGGATACTATAGAAATAATAAATAATCAAATTGTTTATACGCGAAATCCGTTCCATTATACAAATAAATATTATGGTGAAAACTACAAAGGTGTGAAGAAGCAAGAAAGTGGACATATTATGACAGATGCTGAATTGAGTGAACAAGTATTAAAAATGTTACACGATGAAGGAATACACGTAGATGCTAAAAAAATTCGCGTTCAATACACAAAAGCGTTGCCAGATGATTTGGAAAATTTCCAAAAAATGTTTTTGGAAGAAAGTTCGGGTCAAGTCAAAAATACAGATATATTAAAACGTCGCATATTAGGATTAACATCATATTTCAGAAGTGCGCAAGAAGGGTTAATGCCTGATTTCGACGAACAAAAAGACACTCATATAGAACATATAGAAATGAGTAATTATCAGTTTGAAAAATATGAAGAAGCGCGTTTACAAGAACGTAAAGTGGAAAAGAAAAAACGTGGTCCAAAGAAAAAGGATGATTTATATCAGGATTCTACGTCGACATATCGTATTTTTTCACGTGCTTTCTGTAATTTTGTGTTTCCAAATCCTCCTGGTCGTCCAATGCCAAAAGAAGACGATACATTGCAAAGTGCAATAGAAAATATGGATGATGAAGATATGTTAGATGCTTCACGAGTAGACGAAAACATAGATGGACGTTTATTGGAAGATGAAATAGAGGAGCGCCAGTCAATTGCACGTGGAAGCAATTATGACGAACGTATAAAAGATGCATTGCAATTTTTGAAAATGAACGAAGAAAATGTATTATCGCCAACGGGTTTGCAAACATATAGTCCAAAAATGTTGAAAATATTCGAAAATATTGACGATGATAGTTTTGTAGGAAGTCATTTAATATATAGTCAGTTCCGTACATTGGAAGGAATAGGTATTTTCAAATTAGTATTGGAAGCAAATGGATTTCATGAATTACGTGTTCGTAAGAATGCGTCACAAGAATATGTATTGGATATTCCTACTGATAAAATAGTAAAAGGGAAAATGTTCACTCTCTATACGGGTACAGAAACACGTGAAGAAAAAGAGATAGTGCGTAATATTTTTAATGGGAATATGAAAGTATTATCAACCACATTGCAAAATCAATTAAGAGAAGTAAACGAAAATAATTTGCGCGGCGAATTAGTAAAAATCTTTATGATTACAGCATCAGGTGCAGAAGGCATTTCATTAAAGAATGTGCGATATGTGCATATCATGGAACCCTACTGGCATCCGGTACGCGCCAATCAAGTTATTGGTCGTGCGCGCCGTATTTGCAGTCATTCTGAACTACCAAAAGAGGAACAAAACATTAAAGTGTTTATGTATTTAATGAAATTTTCCAAAGACCAAATAGATAATTTAATGTCAGTAGAATTAAAAACGAATGATACAAGTCGTTATGATACTAAGAACAAAGACCCAATTAGTAGTGATGAATCATTGTATGAAATAATGAATGTAAAAGATGGAATTTCCAAACAATTATTAAAATCAATCAAAGAAGCGGCAATGGATTGTGCGGTTCATAGTAAATCAAAATCAGGAGAAGTATTAGAATGTTATTCTTTTGGAAATGAAACGGATCCAAAATTTTATTCTTATCGCCCAAATATTGAGAACGAAGATCGCGATGCTAATTTGAAAGCATTAAATAAGAAAAAGGAAGTATTTAACGCCAAACGCAAACGAGTAAACGGAGTAGATTATGCATTACGATATGATAATGGGAAGGCAACAAATAAATTATATGATTTGGATAGTTTCATGCAAGCAAAAACCAATCCAAATATAACGGCGCTATTAGTTGGATTATTACTAGAAGAAGACGGCCGCGAATATGTAGATTATAATGTCTGAATTAAAAAAGTAAATAGAAAAAAATGTAAAAATTGATATTAATTTGCAAAAGTAAATTAATATTAATCAAAATGGTAAAACTAGATATTGTAGATACTGGAAATATTGTAGGGAAAAGTGTAAAAAAACAAAATAGCAGGAAAGTCATACCTGACGAAACATTTGCAATAGATGTTGAAGAAAACACGATAAATTGTGACGATGATGATTGTATATTACGTTATTTCGTAATATCAGGAGTTGTAATGTTTATTGGTGTGGTAATATTATTAGTATTGTTTGTTTAGAACAACAATTCAAAATTCTTTTTTTTTATATCAACTAAAAAAGGTCGACCAGTAGGTATTTCGCATAATTCTATATTCATTGAATCATAGATCCCCAGATGAACAAACAAAGCCCGAATCGTATTTCCATGGCTAACAACCAAAATATTTTTATTATCGTTAATCAATGGGCAAATTTCATTATTAAAATAGTTTCCGCTTCTTTTAACTACATCTTCGAGTGATTCGCCGTTGGGTGGTTTATCGTAATAACCACGTCTCCATTTATGCAATTTAACAGAACCATATTCGTCCAAAATTTGTTGTTTATTTTTTCCAGTTAGGTCGCCATAATCGCGTTCTTGAATAGCATTATTAAATACCATTTGTTTCATTGGTACATATTTGTGTATCTGTGAAAGAGTATGTGAAGTTCGCGTTAAATTACTAGAAAAAGCATAATCAAAATCAGTGTTTAATTTTTGAATTAATTGTCCAGCTTGATTCGCTTCCTGTATTCCAACATCACATAATGGAACATCATGCCAACCAGTGAATTTATTTAATTTATTCCAAGATGAACGTCCGTGTCTTAACAATACAAAATTAGCAGTCATCATATACAACAATGATATTAGCATGGAAAATAATAATTAATGTAATGATTATTTTTCTAAATATTTATGAAAAGATTATATTTATTCTTTGCCAATATTGGAAATTGTTTTAATAGCAGAATCAGGTGTCACGGAAATGGAATCTATTCCTTGTTCGATAAGAAAATTGCAAAATTCGATACTATCGGATGGTTGTTGTCCGCAAAAACCAACCTTCACGCCATGTTCTTTATAAGTTTTAATAGCCATTTCAATCATACGTCTATAACTTAGATTTTCATCATTAGATAAATGAGTAATGCGTTCACTATCGCGGTCGACACCTAATGTAAGTTGCAATAAATCATTACCTCCGATGGAAACACCATCAATCAACGGACTAAATCGATCTGCTTCAATGACGTTAGAAGGAATTTCACACATCAAATAAATTTGCAATTCGTTCTCTCCACGAATTAATCCATAACTTTTCATTTTTTCAATAACTAATTCGCATTCTTTGGGTGTTCGACAAAAAGGAATCATGACAATAATATTTGTCATTTTCATTTTTTCGCGTGCATATTTGATGGCCTGGCATTCTAATTCAAATCCTTTTTCATATTCAGGTGAATAATATCTAGATGCTCCACGCCATCCAATCATTGGGTTTTCTTCATTGGGTTCATATAAGTTTCCTCCAATTAAATTTCTGTATTCATTTGATTTAAAATCGGATAAACGGACAACAACATCATTAGGATAAAACGCAGATGCTATTTTTGACATGCCGCGCGCAAGACGTTTAACAAAATACCATTTACCATTATGATGGTCATTTCCAAGTTCTTCGTATACTTGTTGTTTTACTTCTTCGTCATTTATTTTTGGATAATCACACAATGCCAATGGATGAACTTTAATATAATTGCTTACAATAAATTCCATGCGTGCCAAACCAACACCACTATTTGGTATCATCGAGCTAATAAAGCTATTTTCGGGATTACCAACATTTAACATAAGATTGACCGGTAATTTCAAATCGCGATTTATTTGAATCTTTTCGATTTCAAAAGATAATTTACCTTCGTAAATAATTCCAGTTTCACCATTGGAACAATTAATAGTAACTTCTTGATCATTCTTTAAGACAGAATTAGCATCACCAGTACCAACAACAGCATTCAGACCTAACTCGCGGGCAACAATAGCTGCATGACATGTTCGTCCACCTTTATTGGTAATAATCCCAGATGAAATTTTCATTAATGGTTCCCAATCGGGAGTAGTCATTTCAGTAACTAAAATATCTCCTTCTTGAAATTCTTTGTATTGCTTCATAGATTCCAGAATTTTCACTTTACCGCTACTAATTTTATCACCAACCGAAACACCATGAATTAATTTTTTTCCTTGTTCGGTTAATTTATATTTAATTAATTCAAGATTATCTCGTTCGTTGCTATGAATTGTTTCTGGACGCGTTTGAATAATATAGATTTTATGGTCAATACCATCAATTGCCCATTCAACATCTACACCAATATTTTTTCCAAATATTTTGGAATAACTTTCTTCCAATAACAATACATAACGTCCTAGTGCGGTAACCTGATTATTGGTAATACTATAACTACTTTGCTCATGTAGATTAGTATCTACTTCCTTTACACCATTTCCTGCATCATCATAAATAATCTTGGTCATTTTATGACCTTTGTTTTTAGTAATAATCGGGTCACCATCAATATGACGTAAAATGCGTTTATCTAAAATGATTTCATCTGGTTTTACACCACCTGAAACAACAAGTTCACCCAAACCAAAAGACGAGTTCACAACAATCGCTTTATCAAAACCTGTTTCCGGATCAATAGAGAAAGCAACACCCGCGGAACCAATATCAGAACGAACCATTTTTTGGATGGCTACCGAAATTTTAACATCTTTTAGTTCAATATTATGTGTTTTGCGGTAAGAAATAGCACGTGCATTGAATAAAGATGCGAAACAATCTTTCACTGCTTCAATCAATGAAGTTGATGATTTAATGTTTAAATAAGTGTCTTGTTGTCCTGCAAACGATGCATTCGGTAAATCTTCGGCAATCGCACTAGAGCGAATGGCAACTTCCAATTCATCACGACCAACGTGAAATAGATCACATAATTCATAATAGTTTTTGATAATGGAGTTAGTTTGCTCTTCGTTTAATTGACCTTTACTTACCAATTCTTTTAATTCGTTGGAACATGTTTCCAATTCATCTAAATTGGATGTATTTAAATTTACTAATTTATTTTCGATTTTTTCATGTAAATTATTTTGATGTATAAATTCATCATATAAAGTAGTGGTAATGGCAAAACCATCGGCAATATCAAAAGTAATATCACGTGATAAATAATAAAGTTCTCCCAAAGAACTACATTTTCCACCAACCAAATGTTTGTTTTTATATGAGCAATCTTTGAACCATAAAACATAATTTATGTTTTCCATATAGTAAATAAATAGGAAAAAAATAACAAATATAAACTAAAGGAAATTATTCTTCGGTGTTATTGTGAATATTTTCGATAGTATTTTCAATATTTTGTTCAATATCTTGCATTTTTTTTTCTTGATTAGCATTAATATTTTCAAGCATTTTTTCTTGAATTTCACTCATGTGTGCTTTCATTTCTTGTTGTGTTTCTTCCAGCACTTCAATGCGCTTAATTAAATTTTGAACAATTGCATTTTCTTCGATCTGATTATATTTCATTTTTTCATTACTATCTTCATGGGAACTATTTGTTTCTTTTATTAATGGTTCACTATCTACAACTTCTATCTCTTTTATTAATAGTTTATTATCTACAACTTCTATTTCTTTTATACCATTGCTGATGTCGGTTTCATTATTTGTTTTCTCTTCTTGCTTATCAAACACGTCATAAGAACGTTCTTTCATTTTTTCGTGAATAAGTGAATCTACATTGCTAATTGGCTCTTCTTTAATGTTATCGCCAAAATCGATTGCATCTGGAACGTGAATTTTCATATATTTAGTAAACTCACCTTGTCGTTTTTCCAAATTGTTTTCAAATTCGCTACGTTTTTGCTTCTGTATTTCTTGATGTGTCAATACTTTTGGGTCAACTATATTATTTTTAACATTATCCGATAAAGTGTTCATTTTAATAGAATTTAATTGTTCTAACATGGATGAAATAAATTCTTTGTTCAATTCCATTAATGGTTTATTAGCGGTGGTTGTTTGATTCAATGTTGTATTAAAAATAGTAATTACATTGTTATATTGTGTATTTGTTAAACCTCGAAAAGCATTATTATCGCGTAAAAGTTCCCATAACATTTCTTTATTTTCATTACTATTCATTTATGTAAAGTATCACCAATATTTTATATTGTTTTTTGTGCGTTTTGAATTTAATAAACATTTAGATGAATTTTTTTTACACGTTTAATATATAATGTCAAGTTGTGATATTCAAACAAAGAATAAGGTAATGAGTGTTTTAAATAAACAAGAACATAAAAACACCATTTCTAAAATTAATGATTTAGTAAATCAAATTCCATGTGATATTCATCAACGTGGTGGTGGCATGACAAATGCACAATATGCACAATTACTTGCTTTAATCATGTCAATAATCGTGGCAATAAATGCTGTAATGGAAGTAAAGGAGATTCAATCAGCACAATGTGATTTACCAACAATGATTCTGAACTCATTATCACAATCGCAATATTGTACAAATCAATCTAATGCATTAAATAATGCTATAACAGCTTCTGTAGCTAAAGTAACTGGAGCAGCAGGACTTGGAATTGGTAGTTACTTGCTATCAGAAAATAAAAAAGTAGCAGAAATAGAAGACGCTCAATCAACTGGAGGAAGAAGAGTTAGAAAATCTAGAAAATCTAAAAAATCCAGAAAGGCAAAAAAATCTAGAAAATCTAGAAAGGCAAAAAAATCTAGAAAATCTAAAAAATCTAGAAAGGCAAAAAAATCTAGAAAGGCATAATTTTTCAAATGTGTGAAGTTGTTTTAATTTTGATATAATAATTCATATCAAAATTAATTTTGTATATTTTATAATGATGTATTAAAATACTCTTTGCGACATTTATGTACTTCGTCATCGGATAATCGTTTGGATAAAAATTGTTCCCATGTCTGTTCTTCTTTTAACATAGTAATAATAAAAAATAGGCAGTACATACCACATTCTGTATTTTTACGTTGGTGAACTATTTTATCATTATAACCATAATGAATAGAAAGATTTAATTTTTCACCTTGTTTTAGAATACATTTCACAAGTTTATTGATTTCTGTAGGTATTGGATTATTGTTGCTAGTTTTTACGCTATCAAAATAATACAAATATTTTTTTCGCAGATTTAAGTACATTGCCACCCAATGAGAACCACCTTGTTTATGTTTATCCAGATTAAATATAATACCTATTTTGCATTTACCATGTTTTATTTTATCTTCTAAATTAAAATTAACTAATTCGGGCCATACATATTCAGTATTTCCAGTATAACTATCTTTTTCATAATAATCGATGGGTGAAGGTCCGATAAATTCAAAACATTTATACCGGCGTTCGTATTGTTTCATTACATCTTGAATATCGCTTGATGATAACCATGCTCTGTCGTTTGATATCCAAGTTGGAGGATGACTGGGAGCAAAAGAGTTAACCAATTCGCGCCCTAACTTACTCGGAATAAATTCTCGTCTTAACCAACAAGATTCTTTATTGCAAACATTATGATATTTATATCTTAAAAAATCCCATATTTCTTTAGGGTTCGTTGTTTTAATTGGGTCATCTTTATGACGTTTATTGTAAGCATTTTTCAGATTTTCCAAATCATCTTTATCATAACATGTGAAATCAAATTCATTATCACTTAATGGACTACAAGATAATTTTTCAAATTTTTCATTCGTTTTGGACATAGATTATCAATAGAAAAAATATTTACTAGAATAAAATAATTATATCGCCATAATTTATAGATGGTATCAATTCTAACGAAAACAATAAATAGTGGAAATATTGATAATTTAAGGAAAATGCTTTTTACACCTAATAAGTTTACAAATGCAGATATAGATAATTCTATAATGGAATTAAAGCGAAAAAAGAATTCAGCAATACTTGATATAAATAATACAATAAGTGATAAAACATTTAATAAAATGATAGAAATGTTGACTGATTATAAAAATTCAAAACTTGTGGATAATAAAATGCAACTAGACACACATAGATATATGCAATCTTATTTAGTGGGTGGAAAAAAGAAATCAAGAAAACTACGCTCGAATAAAAGACGAACAAAGAAAAGAAAACATAAGAAAAAAAACACCAAAAAACGTCGCAAATAGTTTGTTCAAATGGGAAAAGTGTTATTTATCTAAAAGGTCAGAATTATTAGTAAGTCCATATACAATCTCTATGTATTTTTCCATAGCATGCCCTTTTGACATGTTTTCCTTTGATTTCCAAGCATCCCACATTTTACGACCTCGCATATTTAAAATAGATGGCTTCGAAAATGCTATGTTTCCTTCACGCGCTTGCTTGAAGTATCCATATAATTGTACTAGTAATGTATCGTTTATTCGGTTTAAAATACCTCTTACTAAGTATGCTGCTATATTAAATCTCTCTTCCAATGTCATTCTATATATATATATGACAACTGAATATATAGGAGTAAAATACTAATTTTTACATTGTTTATTTTTGAAATCGTTACGCTGATAACGTGTTGAATTGTTAAAAGCTTCATTGTCATTAAAATCAGGTTTATTTGTTTTCATTTCCGGAACACTAAATAATAATCCATGTTGAAAAGGTGGTGGTAATTTTTGCAAAGGGTAAGAATACATGTTACTATCAGTGGAAGGGACATATTCACGTTGATCACATTTTTGTAAAGCAAATGTGGTATTGCGTAATTTTGTTTCAGTATCTACATTGTTGGCAAACCCACTCCATGGAGCTTTAGAATTTCCAGGATAAAATTGTTTTTTATTATCATAAACATTATGTATGGCTAATGGTTCATTGGCAGGTCTGCGAACATTTACAACCGGCATTTTTACATATTTGGTGGGAGTAGGTCGGACATTAATATTTGGTTCCAATGGTCTATCAGTAGTATTTCTTTCAAACATACGCTGATTTATTTCGTTATTGCGTTCATCATTCCGAATGCAAACGCCATTTATTACATTATACATACGATTCATATACTAATTAAATAGAAAATAAATTAGTATATGCATTTTTAATTTTATGAATTTACATAGGAAGTGAAAATACACACATGCTATAAAGCAATCTACTTTGGAAATATAATACGAAAGAATGAAGTATACTCATATACAAAGGAGTATTATCTTTATCCTTTGAGCTAAATAATCTAAATGTGACTAAACCTATTGAACCGATAAAAACAAGAAAAAAGAACATCATTAAATAATAAAAATAGTTACAATATTGTGCGTCAAAAGGACTGAAAAATCCTGACCCATTCGAATTAGAAGATTCTTCAAACATTATATAATATAACACAATATATTTTTGAAACACGATTAAAGATATTTAATAGTATAATTTATGTGCGGTATTTTTGCCTTAATGTGTAATGCTGATGAAAGTGTCATTGAAAAAGAGTTTATGAAAGGAAAACATCGTGGACCTGAATATTCATCTTTGAATAAAATAGATATCGTAAATTCAAATAATAATTTTTATTTAGGATTTCATCGTCTGGCCATTAATGGATTAAATATTGGGTCTCATCAACCAATATATTATAATAATATTCAACTTATTTGTAATGGTGAAATATACAATTATAAGCAACTTTATAAAATGATGAATGTTACTCCTTCTACCGATTCCGATTGCGAAGTAATAATTCATCTATATTTACGTTACGGCATCGAAGAAACACTGCGGATGTTGGATGGAGTATTTGCCTTTATTATTTATGATAATAGTGAAATACAAAATCCTAAATTAGTTGTTGGTCGAGATCCATATGGTGTACGACCTTTATATAAAACATATTCGAAATCAATTAAAAGTTTTTGTGGTTTTGCGTCTGATATGAAAATGTTACACCGAATATGTCAGAAAGAAGGAAATATAGAAATCGAATATTTCAAACCAGGTAGTTATTCAGTGTATAAAATAGAAGATCAATGTTGGAAAGCTGAAATAAGCGAACAACCTTATAATATGATTACGAATACATTTTTAGGTGATGACAATCTAGTGACCATTGAAGAAATAGAATTTAATCTTACTCGTTTTTTGATTTCAGCGGTAAAAAAACGCGTCGAAACAACTGAACGACCAATTGCATGTCTATTGTCAGGTGGCTTAGATAGTTCGCTTATATGTTCTCTTGTGAATCGTGAAGTAAAAATGAAAACGGGTAAAACAATAGAAACATATTGTATAGGATTCAGTGGTTCGGATGATTTGAAATATGCACGCATTGTTGCAGATTATTTGGGCACACAACATAATGAAATTATAGTAACAGAAAAAGAAATGTTAGATGCAATACCTCAAGTAATTTATAATGTGGAAACATATGATACAACAACAATTCGCGCAAGTGTTGGAAACTATTTGGTTGCAAAATATATAAGTGAACATAGTGAAGCAAAAGTGATATTTAATGGTGATGGTGCAGACGAATTAATGGGTGGGTACCTATATTTTCACAAGTGTCCTGATAGCATTGAATTTGATAAAGAATGCAAACGTTTGATGACAAATATTCATAGTTATGATGTGTTACGATCAGATAAATCTATTTCTTCAAATGGTTTGGAAGCGCGAACACCATTTTTAGATCGTTATTTTGTGCAATATTATATGTCTATTCATCCAAACATTAGAAATCATAATTATTTGGGAAAATGTGAAAAATATTTGGTAAGAAGCGCATTCTCAAAGGTGAATTTTGATGGGAAAGCATTAATGCCACGTGAGGTTTTGTGGAGAACAAAGGAAGCATTTAGCGACGGGGTTAGTAAGCAAACGCGTTCGTGGTATGAGATAATACAGGAACATATAGAAACAATCGATTCAGAAAATAGTTTCCTATCAGATCATTATTATTGGAATAAGCCAATTACAAAGGAGCAACAATATTATCGATATATTTTTGAAAAACATTACGAAGGACGTTCAAATATAATCAAATATTTTTGGATGCCAAAATACGTTGATGCGTTGGATTCAAGTGCACGAACATTAGAAATTTACAATGATGTAATGCAAAACATGTGATCGGATAGTGAAAAAATATTACTATAATATAATAATGAAAAACATAGAAGGATTTTATTATATTATACTTTTTACAACGTATTTTATATATATAACATCATTTATTGGAATAGCATCATTTGCACCTGAATATTTAGAAACATTGCAGACCACATTTAATGTGTATATTGCTACAATTTTATTATGGCGTTTTCATCCTTGGCGCCAATATAAATTAAATCCATTTGATCAAAAAATAATTTTCAGCGCTGCTATTTTTATGTTATCTTCCACATCACTTACCAGTGTAACAAGAATATTCAAAATTCCAAAAAAAATTCTTGAAGACACATCATAATTGTTTTACCAATAATAATATCTATCTCATAATCTTTTTGTGTCTTGTGATGGTATTTAACATTAATAAAAGCATTTGCTATATTTTTGATTAAATATTTTTGATTAATTGTGCCCAATAATTTGGATTTAACTAATCTTTCTACCATCGTAGAGTAATGAAGTGATGAAACATATGGTACGATATCTAAATAATATACATTATCGTCAGTCATTTCATCATAATATACATCATCAATAAAACATATTTTAGCTTCTTTAGGCAATCGCGTAGTACGCAATAAATCTCTATACGTTTTATTATGTGTACTACGCATTGGTTCTATGACGCGTCCATTAATCATAAATGCATATATAATTTTTGTAAAAATAGGTCGATTCAGTTTATATTCAAAATAACGTTTTATTAATTGTACCCATTCTTTTGGTCCTTGATTATTTGTGTATATCATAATTGTAACATTATATTCTTCTTTAACATCTAGAATGTATTTTATGATAGAAAATATTTTAGGACGTAATAGTTCTGGATATAAGTCCAACATATCACAAAATAACTGGAAAGATATGGGTTGTTGCATATAATTTTGCAGTGTGTAATAAAACAAGCCAAAGTTTTGAAAAAAACCCAATGTTTCATCTAAATCAAAAACAATCACGTGTTTGTTATGTGTTTCTAGCATAATATATGTAAATATTATTAAATTCGCAAATATAATAAATCAAATAAAATGTTACACTAATATATGGAGCAACTTTTAACTCACGATGATTATAAAAAGGTTTTAGATTATTATGATATCCCAATGCCCAAAACCAGAATGAAAATGAAAACAGCAGCCGAGAATATTTTAGCCAATAAATTATGCAGATGTATTAAAAAAGTGAAAAAATCGCGCAAGGAAAAAAATGAACGTATACCTACTGGTATTTGCCGTGACTCTGTAATTCATCAAAAAAAATTAGATATATATCAATTTAAATGTGAAAAAAAACCTAGTTTAAAAAATTTCAAAGGAAAAACATATAAAATACGTAAGCGTGCAAAATTCGTCAAAACGCGAAAAAATAAAAAATGAGAGGAAATAAAAAAAATGCATAATATATGGATAGTAAAACAAAAAGTTCTTCGAGAAAAAAATCTAAAACTAAATCATCTAATAAAACTATGAAAAAAACATCTAGTTCAATAGAAAATAAAAAACGTTACAATGAAGATTTTTCAAAAATATTAAGTGAATTAGAAACCATATTAATGCGCCAAGGAGAACCTTTCAAAGCACGTGCATACAAAAAAGGCGAAGAAACAATATTAACTATGAACGAAGACATCAATACTTATAAACAATTAGAAGGTAAACCTGGAATGGGTAATGCAATTTTAAAAAAACTGAAGGAATTTGAAGAAACTGGTAAAGTTGGTTATTTAGAACGCGAACGTGTAAATCCTATAAATATATTTACTCAAGTACATGGAATAGGAATTAAAAATGCTAAAGAAATTATTGAAAAGGGTATTACCACAATAGAGGAACTTAACAAACATCCCGAAATGCTGAACAATGTTCAAAAAAAAGGATTAAAATATTACGAGGATTTAACACATCGTATTCCGCGTGATGAAATAGAAGTATATGATAAAGAAATACAAAAGGTATTTGATACAATATTTGAATCACAAAAAGATGATGTGTCATTTGAAATAGTAGGAAGTTATCGTCGAGGCGTTGCAAGTTCAGGAGACATCGATTTAATTATTACTTCCAAATTAGATAATAAGAAAGTATTTGCTGATTTCTTAGACGGGTTAATAAAAGAAAAAATTATTATAGAAGTATTAAGTCGAGGTAAAGTAAAAAGTTTAACTATTGGTCAATTAGACGGAAAAAAAGCTCGCCGCTTGGATTTTTTATATGCTCCACCAGATGAATATGCATTTGCTGTTTTGTATTTTACAGGTTCAAAAGCATTTAATACCCTTATGCGTCAACATACTCTTAGCAAAGGTTTAACATTAAATGAGCATGGAATATACAAAATAGAAAATAAAAAGAAGGGTGATAAAATCAGTGGGACATTTTTAAGTGAAAAGGATGTTTTTTCTTATTTAGGTTTGGAATACAAAACTCCCGAACAGCGAAAAAATGGAAATGCTATTGTAAAACTTAATGAAAAATCAAATGAAAAATCAAATGAAAAATCAAATGAAAAATCAAATGAAAAATCAAATGAAAAATCAAATGAAAAATCAAATGAAAACCCTAGTGTTCAAAAAGTACTAAATACCAAAAAATCATCATCGAAAAAATCAAGTCCAAAAACATTGAAACAAACAACTCCTCCACCTGCAAAGACATCATCTAAAAAAGTGAAAACTGCGAAAAAACGCCTAAATAAAACACCAAAGGTTACTATCAAAAAATCGAGCCCAAAAACAATTAAAAAGATCTCAACAAATAATAAAGGTAAGCCAAAGACAATGACTATCAAAAGAAAGGTAGTACCAAAACGTGAAATTAAATTGCATATAAAGCAGTTCTTATCTAAAAACATTGATTATTTAGATAAGCTGGAAGAATCAATGTTAGTAAAAATGATGGAGCATGCAAATGAACAATACTACAATGAAAAAGCATTAATGAATGACAATCAATATGATATTTTAAAAGAATTTGTAGAAAAGAAATTTCCCAAAAATGAAGTGTTGCAAAAAATTGGAGCGCCTATTATCAAAAACGTGAAAAACAAGGTAACACTTCCTTATTTTATGGGGTCAATGGATAAAATAAAACCCACCACAAATGCAATCAAAAAATTCATAGAAAAATATCCAAAGAATTATATTTTATCTGTCAAATTAGATGGTGTTAGTGGTTTATATTCAACTGAAAATGGCGAAGAAAAACTTTATACGCGAGGGGATGGACGTGTTGGACAAGATATTAGTTATTTAATACCTTATTTGCGATTGCCAAAAAAGGAAAATATTACCATTCGCGGTGAATTTATTATTTCGAAAGAATTGTTTGCAAAACATTATGCAAAATCTTTTAAAAACGCGCGTAATTTTGTTTCGGGATTAATGAATTCTAAATCTGTAGATGCAGAAGTCATGAATAATATTGATTTTGTAGCATACGAAGTAATAGAACCAATATTGAAACCGAGTGACCAATTCAAGTTGATGGAAACGCTGGGTGTAAAAGTGGTACATAATGTACAATGTGAATCGATTACCAATGATTCACTTTCTAAAAATTTAATAGCTTGGCGGGAAGGATATAGTTATATTATGGATGGTGTAATTGTATCGCATAATGAAATTTATCCACGTCAAGAAAAAAATCCCGAGTATGCGTTCGCATTTAAGATGGTATTAACAGACCAAGTTGCAGAAGCTAAAATTGTCGATGTATTATGGTCCCCTAGTAAAGATGGTTATCTAAAACCACGTATACGTATAGAACCAATCGAATTGGGAGGTGTTACAATTGAATATGCTACTGCTTTTAATGCTGCATTTGTTGTAGCAAAGAAATTAAATTTAGGTGCAATGGTAAAGATTATTCGTAGTGGTGACGTGATTCCTTATATTCAGGAGGTAATCGAACCGGCAGAAGAACCAAAAATGCCTGATGAAAAATATTATTGGAATAGTACTCATGTAGATATTATTTTGGAAGATAAAGATCAAAATGATGAGGTATTAGAAAAAAACATTACTATGTTTTTTCAAACGTTAAAAGTAAAACAATTAAGTGAAGGAACGGTGCGCAAGTTAATGAAAGGAGGGTATCGAAGTATTTGCAAAATCTTGGAAATGACAAAAGATGATTTCATGAAAATAGACGGAATACAAGAAAAAACAGCAACAAATTTATCAACAGGAATAAAAGCACAATTAGAAAAAGCGAAATTGCCAGTATTGATGACTGCATCGAACAAATTTGAGCATGGTTTTGGTACTAAAAAATTTGAAGCGATATTAGAAGGATATCCTGAAATAATTGTCTCACAAGAATCAAATGAAGCAAAAATAGAAAAACTTGCAAACGTAAAATCACTTGCCAAGAAAAGTGCTACCAATTTTGTAGAACGTATAGGCGAGTTTACTGCATTTTTGGAAAATTGCAAATTAACATATAAATTAGAAACAAGTGAAAAAATAGAAAAGGAATATGATATTAATCATGTATTGTTTCAAAAACATATTGTCATGACAGGTTTTAGGGATGAAGAATTTATAAATGGTTTGAAAAACAAATACAATGTAAATCAAAGCACATCAATTTCTAAAAATACATTTGCATTATTGGTAAAATCACATGACGATGGGTCTAGTAAAGTAGAAAAAGCAAAATCATTAAATATTAGTATTATGACAAAAGATGAATTTGTAAAAGCATATTTGGAATAAAATAAAAAATTGATTTTAATCTAACTATTAAAATCAATGTTAAATAACAAAACAACATGTCAAGAATAGAATCTTTAATGCGTGTACGCGCTTCAACTCGTGATGGTTGGACAAAAATTATGCAACCATATAATCATAGAGTAATTCGAATTGGTAATGCTTTAAATTGCAACGACGATACTATTATTTGCGATATGAAACTAAAACATAACATTGAAGAAGTTCTAAACCAATATGAAATAAATAACGACGACTATACAATAAATGAAATTAAAACTAAATATGAATATTCGTGCGAACTTACATTAAAAGAATCAGCATATGCAAATCTAATTGGTAAACTATTGTAAACTTTACAATATTTATATGTTTTTTATTTTATGTGAAAAGAACGTCCACGTTGCTTATATTTAGTTATGTATTTCTGATACATACATGCATTAGTATTATGGCATATTAAAGTATAGCTATTTGATGTAAAGGCAGGTGCAATAGAAGTTAAATTATAATAATCATATGAAAATAGTGATTCTTCCTTTATTTTTTCTTGAAATAAATAGTTTTTATTTATAATTTCATCCATATAAAATGTATAGTGGCTCATATAAACCATTGAGAATTAAATTTTATTATCACTTTTTAAATAATTCATTGCACTTAGCAGTATTTTTTCTTGTGGAGTTAATTTACGAAAAATAAGCGCTTCGTCCATATTTATTTGCATATATTTTTTATTACGATTAGTACAAACAATACTCGTCCCTTTTTTGCATATATTAATATCACATATCATAGCCCCACGTGTTAAAAATATATTTTCAGGATCTTTTAACGGAACCCACCTCATATAACATCCCAGTACAATTTCAGGAATTTCACTAATATAAATATAATCTTCAAGCTTCTTCATAAAATCTTCGATTTCTTCATTATTCAAATTTAATTCTTCGAAAAGTTCTTTTTTTGATTTTTCTATTTTTTCGGTTGTATGATTTAAAATGAAATTATTATCATCATTTTCAAGTGCTTTTAGTAGTACATCTGCATTACTCATTACTATTACTATTAAATAATATTAATATTATTTTTAAATAAATCTTTTATCATAATACTTTATATATATATGTCATTTTCTAAAACATTTAGCTATACCGGCGAACCTATTTCATATGTGGTTCCTTTTGGAATAAATCAAATGCATGTTGAATTAAACGGAGCATCAGGTGGGAATGGTGATTTCGGAGGTCAAGGAGGTTTTGGTGCAAACATAACAGGAGATATAGATGTAAGTAATGGTGAAACCATGTATTTTTTTGTAGGCGGTGTCGGTAAGAATGGGGTATCGAAAAGCGATGCAAATGTAAATACTATGGTTGGGGGTGGATTTAATGGTGGAGGTAGTGCAGGTGGTTTTGGTGATCCAGGAGGAAGTGGTGGGGGTGCAAGTGATATTCGTGTAAATGGTATTGGATTAAGCGACCGAATTTTAGTAGCTGGTGGAGGTGGAGGTGGTGGAAGTGATCCTCAAGGTGGGACAGGTGGAAATGGAGGTAATGGAGGAAATAATTATGGTCAAAATGGAAATGATGATTCAAACACGGGCAACCAAAAAGGTGGAACTGGTGGTTCCCAAGCAGATGGTGGTATTGGAGGACAAAATGGTTCTTCCAAACAAAATTCATGGGGGACAAATGGTTCTTTAGGACAAGGTGGTAATGGTGGTAAAACAGATTCGGTGACTTATGATAGCGGAGGTGGTGGTGGAGGTGGTTATTACGGAGGAGGCGGAGGAGCCGCATCGAATGTTGACTCACGTGGTGATGGTGCTGGTGGAGGCGGTGGTTCATCATATGCATATGAATTAGCAAATGATGTAGAATTAAAACAAGGAACAAACCATGGTAATGGAATTATTACGATGTCTTTTGTCATTCCAAGTTGGATATGTTTTGCTGCTAATACAATGATACAAACTGATCGAGGTGAAATTCCTATTCAACTAATTAAAGCTGGTAAACATACTATTGCAGGAAAAAGAGTTTTAGGAATAACTAAAACATATCATGAAGAATCAGAATTAGTATGCTTTAAAAAAGGTTGTTTACATGAAAATGTACCAAATCGCGATACAATTATGAGCAAAAAACATTCTGTAATCATCCGCGGTAAATACATTCCGGCTGAAGATATGGTAAATAATGAAACAATCACTTTAGTACCTTATGGTGAATCATTTTTATATAATATTTTAATGAAAAATCACGAGGTAGTTCGTGCGAACAATATGAAATCAGAAACATTGCACCCGCAAAATAAAATAGCTCGTTTGTTCAAAAATCATATTTGGAAAAATGGCTATAGTAAAAATAAAACTTTGGTGAAATAAATAATTATCACATAACGTAATGAAATTTGTATATTATTTTTAGAAATATAAATAATATATAATTATTATAATGACAACGATTCGTTCAATCATCGTAACACATCAAGGTAGATTAAGATGTTTTTTACACGACTTTTTAATGGAAAATACTACGGGAAAACCGGTATCATTATCTTCTGATTCAGGTGTAACGGATAAAGAATATAGTAGTGATTCGGATATGGGTTCTATTGGTGGAAGCAAAGATTTAGTACATCGTTTTCAAAATGCATCTGTTATGAAAATGACTATTTCTCAAATGTCTGTAAAAATAGAATTATTAGCAAATGGAACTATTGATGAAGAAAAACCTGATTATATTTATTATGTAAAACCAGGTACAAAAGATAGTAAGGCCGAACAAGGAAATTATCAAATACAAGAATTTCATCCGAAAACATTATTAAATAATAACAAGCATTTTAATCTAACTGGGGATAACAATAGTTATGAATTTTATTTAATTCGCCATGGTCAAGCCGAACACAATGTGTTGAAAGGTATGGGCAAAGCTTTTTCCAAAAAAAATACAAGTTTAACTCCCGAAGGTCGCAAACAAGCGCAAAATTCGGGTAAAGAATTGAAATCTTTATTGAAAAATAAGGATATTCATTTTTCATTTGTTAGTGATTTAAAACGTACTAGCCAGACATTGAAAGAAATAGCCAATGAAATTAATCCTAGTATATTAAATAAATCAGCAATTGTTTTACCCTGTAACCATGAATTAAAATATAACAATTCAAGTAAATGTGACGGAAATCAAAAAATGACACCGAATGAAAATATAGGCACATGTAAACCAACGACAACAGGTGATGAAAGTTGCAAGGTAATAGAAAATGTAAAATTAGAGTGGAGTCATTATATGAATTTTTATGACGGAGTCCGAAGTTCAACGTTAATGAGTAAAGTAACTAGATCGTCCGGCAAGAATCAAAAGCATTGTAGGGATACAAATATGATAAATAATGCAATAAATATTATTAAAATAACACCAGAAAGCAAAAGAAATATTCGCCCTTTAAAAGAAATATTAAATGAACAACACGTCAAAAGTCAACAACCACAACAATATGTTCCAATCAACCAAATGAAACAAAATATCGATAAAACACGTGAATTAGCATTTAAATCGGACAATTTACAAAATGATGCGAGTGATTTCGCAAAAGCCAGCAAACAATTATTGGAACAACAGAAACAAAAGAAAAAACGTTTTGGATTATTTGGAGGAAAAACACGTCGTAAAACAAAAAGAAGCAAACAAACAAAAAGGAGAAAATGGTCATTGAAATACAAAAAGAGCATTAACTGCAAACGTCCGAAAGGTTTTTCGCAAAAACAACATTGCAAATATGGACGTAAAAAAACAAGAAAAATGCGAAAAAGATAAATTTTTTACACTTTTATACTTTACATACCTCCGCGCAAATGTAATACCAAATGGATAATGTTTTCTTTTTGTATATTTAAATCGGCGATAGTGAACCCATCAATTAGTTGTTTACCATTAAAAATAAACCTCTGTTGGTCAATTTCGATACCCTCTTTAATATGAATTTCTTGTCTGATAATATCAATTGTATCACTGGGTTCCACTTCCAGTGTAAGTATTTTACCAGTAATTGTTTTAACATATATTTGCATATAGTTATACTAATAAAGTATTTTTAACTATTTTAAGTTAAATGATAATGAAAGTAATCGAAACAAAAATTTTGATTTTGGCTACAATGGCAAAAATATTTTTAAAAATTTAACACTTGATTTTGAAAGTAAGAATCGCCAATTACATATTGAAAAAGAAGACAACAATATAGATATAAATCTAAAAAACGCAGGTGGTTATAGTCACGGAGTAATGAACAACTTATAGAATGATTTTTTTTGTTAATATTATAATATTAATATACTTTATAATGTTTAAACTTAGACCTCAAGTTAAGCGAGACGTGGTACGTGGTATGGTAGATTCTAAATCAGTTAGTGTTAAATTAGAAGAAGGTTCTTCATCCAGTATATATGGTAAATATCACTATACTTCGAATGATTTCAAGGGACAAGATTATGTAAAAAACGAAAATATTATATCTGGTGAATTCATCGTACCATTAATGAATTCTAATAATGAATCAAAAGGTTGGGTATCCTGGCAGGATTTGGCATATCCCACAACAGACCCAAAATGGTCAGTTCAGGAAAGTATAACTATTTCATTGGGTACTAACCATAACGCCCAAACATATACTGGTTCAGCAGTTAGTGTTGCAACCGGCGGATACTATGACTTAGGAACAACCTATACATTTTATGTATCCGATGATAATGGGAATAATGCGGTTGTCTCCATTAACAAAATCGACAATGTAGTAAGAAATTTGGTAATTGAGAGCATCGAGAATGTATATCACTATACTTCAATTGGTTTCAAAGGTCAAGATTATGTAAAAAACGAAAATATTATATCTGGTGAATTTATCGTACCATTGTTGGATTCTAATAATGAATCAAGAGGTTGGGTATCCTGGCAGAGTTTAGCATATCCCACAACAGACCCAAAATGGTCAGTTCAGGAAAGTATAACTATTTCATTGGGTACTAACCATAACGCTCAAACATATACTGGTTCATCACTTAGTGTTGCAACCGGTGGATACTATGACTTAGGAACAACCTATACATTTTATGTATCCGATGATAATGGAAATAATGCGGTTGTCTCCATTAACAAAATCGATAATGTAGTAAGAAATGTGATATTTGAACGTGTCAAACGTTAAATAAATATACATTTACTAATTTACTAATTAATATATCAAATTGCAAAAAAATTTAATATATTATGACTATGCTACTCACCTTCAATAGTGATTTCTGTTTCTTCTTTATTAATAATATTTGTTATTTCTATTCCACTAATAACGCGTTTGTCTGTTAATTCTTCCACTATTTCACCAAATGCATCTTTATAAATGGTAATTAATTCATAGGAGCGTTTATAAGCAAAATTCACCAAATGTTTTACTTGTTGGTCTACATCATATTTTGTAGAATCGCTCATTTTACGTGAAGACATACCCATTTCTTTCCCTACAAATGGCAATTCGTCATTCGAAGATTCGTCATACATTCCAAAATCTTCGCCAAAACCATACCTCGTAATGTAATCACGAGCAATCTTATTTGCTTGAAATAAATCATTGGAAGCACCAGTTGTTATATCCAAGTCATGAAATCCACGGAATATTTGACTATCGAAACTAGAAGCATTGTATTTTTGTCTATTCAAATGTACTTCCGCGGCACGCCCTCCTAATGCAATAATCAAATTGGCCAGCATGAATTTTTTGGTTGCGTATTTTTGAAAGCGTTCTTTGGGCGTAAAAAGTGTATATCCACCTGCACCATTTTTATTAGCATTAATGGTTACTTTACGTACATCGAAAAATGCAGGAAATAATGCAGCCATTAAAGCATGTCCGGTTTCATGATAACTCACAAGTTCAATAATGGATTCGTCTGTTTCTTGGCTATAAGAATTCAATCCAATAGTAATTTTTTCATATGCGTCTAATAGGGAGGTGCGATCAATTGATGTTCTATTAAAACGAATCGAAACGATAGCTGCTTCATTGGCCAAGTTGGCAATATCTGCACCTGAAAAACCAGGTGTAAGTGAAGCAAGCTCTTCAAAATCAACCGATTCGTCCAATTGTTTGTCTTTGAAATGAACTTTTGCAATTTGAATGCGGCCGTCGTAATCGGGCAATGGAACACTCACTTTTCTATCAAAACGTCCTGGTCGTGTTAATGCATTGTCTAAAATATCGATTCGATTTGTAGCAGCCAAAATAACAATATTATCTCCTTGTTCAAAACCATCCATATTGGTTAGAATTTGGTTTAACGTTTGTTCACGTTCGTCATTACCACCGGCAATTCCAGCTCCGCGCTGACGTCCAATTGCATCTATTTCATCAATAAAAATGACGCATGGTGCATTTGCACGAGCACGTTCAAACAAACTTCTCACACGCGCTGCCCCTACGCCTACAAACATTTCGATAAATTCAGAACCACTTACACTTAAAAATGGAACACCTGCTTCGGATGCAACAGCTCTAGCTAAAAGTGTTTTACCTGTGCCAGGACTTCCCTCTAGCAGAATACCTCGTGGGACTTTAGCACCAGCAATATCATATTTGGTAGAATTTTTCAAAAAATCAACTACTTCTGTCAATTCAAATTTAGCTTCATCGCATCCAGCAACATCAGCAAAAGTAACGTTAAGATTATTTGCATTAACAAGAGTTCCTGTATTTTCATTAAATTGTTGTGTAATCATATTCATTGGATTTCCGCCATTTCTACCACTAATGTTATTAACAATAAAAGTAAATAGCAAATACATAAATATAAAACCTCCTATATCTACGAAGAGTTTACCCATTGTACCAATAAGTTCACTTAATGGATTTATTGGAACTGGTAACATATCGGTATTAATATTATAATCTGTAACAGCATCTAACATATTTTGATATGAGTCGGGTAAAATTTGTACATTGTGCAAATTTGTACTTTCTATAATTCCATCATCACCCAATATATTATCAATTGCAATTGCATGATTTTTATCAGCTAAAAAAGAAACAGCTCCAATATTATCTTCTTTGATATTATTCATAAATTCACTATACGACCACTCAACACCAATTGATGTACCATAAAATTTCCGAATCATTTCACCAGGGTGATTTTCAAAATCGAATACATTATGAATCATTGCCAACTTTCGCGCTGCTTTAGCAGAAGCACGTTCTTGTTTAAATGTGTACCCTGCTACGCAAATAGGTAATAAAAATAATAATAATAAATCGCTCATGTAATATTATTATTATTTAACTTTATATTGTTTGTAAATTTTCTTTATGTCGTTGAAGATTTAATGTTTGCGCGATTTTTTACTTCTTTTGTTTTTTTTTGTTTTTCTTCTTCTGCGTTTTCCTCCATCGGCTCTTTTACGTGAGAACATGCGACCCATACTTCCCATGTTTGTTGAAAAAGCACTACTTAATGCACCAGTTACTTTAAGGTCGGCCAAATTTTCCATTGCCATTACTTTTTGTAAAGCGCTGCGAATGGCTGCTTCGCGTTGTTCTTTGGAAGAAATATCGGTTTTTAGACCAGGTGTTGAGAGAACTTCGCCTGTTTCTTTGTCTTTTTTTGTTCCCATCCAGTTTCTAGCACTATTTCCCAGGTTACTAATTTTATTATAACTGCGTTGAGCAGCATTTTTACGAGCAATGCAATTTACGAAACATTGGGTCAAATGTTCTTCTAAACCTTGAAAGCTTGTGTCACTTGAATTTCCAGTTACTAGAGGGGTTGATTCAGTATCAGCCATTATATACTAAACTAAGTTTTTTTTTTAAAACATAGATCCAAAAGCAGAACCACCTAAAGCTTCATTTGCAGCCATCAAAGGTGGTGGTCCCATTTGTTGGGGAGCAGGTGAATTTGCATTTACTAAGGGTGTAGGATTTTGTTGATACATTTGATCAAAATTCGGTGAATTTGATATAGGTGTACTTCCTAAACTTGGTCCCATATTATTTTGATTTTGAAGTTGTTGATTTTGTTGTGAGTCACGTGTTACAGCTGGTGGTGGCAATACTCCACTAGGGTGTTGTTGTTGTTGTCTAACTACGGGTTGTTTTTCTCTCAAACTTTCTTCGCCATTTATAAGTCCCATAACTCGTTCGTATAAAATATTTCCTTTTTCGCCTAGTTTTGTTTGCAAACTAAGAGTTATGAATAAAATAACCAAAACAATGTTTGTCATATGAAAAGGTGGGTAACTATCTTTACTATATGTGGGTACAAATGTTACAATACGATGAATATAAAACAATCCAATAAAAATAACCAATACCTGTGCAATAATTTCAATAACTATTTCTAAACTTCCTTTAGTATCATCAATATCGGGGATATAATTTTTCATTAATTTATTCAATCCAATAACAGGCAATATCGATAATAAAGAATATTGGCCTATATTTAATAGGTCGTTTTTGGTATCTTCTTTAAATTCAAATACATGTTCAACGAACCCTGTTTTTTTTGATATTCCGCTATTATCTTCGTCCATATGAAGTATCATTAGAAATAAAAAATAAGAAAATTGAAAAAGAATATAATAAGGTAATGAATATAATATTAACAATGGTAAAAATTTGCAATAAACCTTATGATGAAAATGAAGAAATTTCTAAATATACTGAATATTTTGAAGATTTTCCTTTTCAATTGAGTGATTTTCAAAAATATGCAATTCAAGGTATTGTGGAAAAACAACATGTATTGGTAACAGCACATACAGGTTCAGGTAAAACATTGCCTGCTGAATTTGCAATTAAGCATTTTACTAAACAAGGGAAAAAGGTGATTTACACAAGTCCTATTAAAGCTTTATCCAATCAAAAATTTTATGAGTTCAGTAAAGCATTCCCTGATATTAGTTTTGGCATTTTAACAGGAGATATTAAATTCAATCCTGAAGCAGACGTATTAATTATGACTACAGAAATATTACAAAACACACTTTATTTGCAAAATTATAAAAATGAAAAATCAAATGAACTATTAATGTTTGAAATGGACATGGAAAATGATTTGGGGTGTGTTATTTTTGATGAAATTCATTATATTAATGACAAAGATAGGGGAAAGGTCTGGGAAGAAACAATTATGATGTTACCACATCAAATACAAATGGTAATGTTATCGGCAACTATTGATAAACCAGAAAAATTTGCGAAATGGTGCGAAGATCAAAAGAAAACAAAAAATGTATATTTGGCTTCAACTGATCATCGAGTTGTTCCTTTGCATCATCATTTATATGTGACAGCACCTGAACATTTGTATAAGCAAATATCGACAAAGTCCGAAATCGAAGAAACGCGAAAACAAATGGATGTTTTAATGCCAATACGTAGTCCAGGCAAAGGATATCACGAAGAATCCTATTTGAAAAGTCATCGTTTGTTACAAAAAATAGAAAAACATAAAACATTTATTAGTCCTAATTTTGTATTAAACCAAGTCGTCAAACATTGTAAAAATAATGAAATGCTTCCAGCAATCGCGTTTGTATTTTCACGAAAGAATGTAGAGAAATATGCCGACGGAATTGGTGAAATTGTGATTGACGATATGTTCCCGGTACCTGAAGTTATTGAACGTGAGTGTGAACACATTATTCGTAAGCTTCCAAATTATAAGGAATATTTGAATTTGCCCGAATATCAAAAAATGGTAAAACTAATTTCCAAAGGTATAGCTATTCATCATAGTGGTGTTATGCCGATTTTACGCGAAATGGTTGAACTTCTTTTTGCCAAAGGATTTATCAAATTGTTGTTTGCAACCGAGACGTTTGCTGTGGGATTAAATATGCCGACCAAATCAGTTATATTTACAGGTGTATCAAAATTCAGTTCTGAAACTTCGGGCATGCGTCATTTGTATAGTCATGAATATACGCAAATGGCAGGTCGAGCAGGGCGGCGTGGTTTGGATAAAATAGGTCATGTTATTCATTGCATGAATATGTATCGTCAGAATACGCCAACAACTAATGAAATGAAACAAATGTTGTCTGGAATTCCACAAACATTAGTATCTAAATTTTCCATTAATTGTAATTTGCTTTTGAGTATTTTTCAAAATATTCATGAAACCGATAGTGATAATCTAACAGGTCATATTAGTAAAAGTATGTTATATAACGAGATTCAAAAACAAACACAACATACAAAGGAAGAGTTTGAGAAGTGCAATGAAACATACCAAAAAAGAGAAACATTATTAAATACCAACGATATGGGTGCACTCGAAGAGTATAATAATATTAAAATAACCTTATCTGGACTTCAAAATAAAAAACGTAAGGTTGCTCAACGTAGTATGGAAAATATTGAGGCAAATTACGGAAAAAGATGGAAACCATTGCTTCAACAATACGACAATTTAATGAAAACAAAGAATGAACTGATAAATCTGAAAAATCAATTGGAATATGGTGAATGTTACATACAGAATACAATGAACCATTATCTAAATTTCTTGGAACAATGTGGATGTATTGAAATCACTAATAATACTTACAAATTGACGATTAAGGGTGAAATTTGTTCGATGATTAAAGAGGGTCCTGGTTTGCTTTTGGGTGAACATGTATATGAAAATAAGATGAATAACTTTAGTTTAAGTGAAATCGCTGGTATTTTGAGTGTATTTACACCCATTAAAGTAAATCAAGACATGAAAATGCAGCGATCCAATACAAATAATTTGATATTAAATGACTATATTGGTGAATTAAATACAAATTGCATTGACAAGTATAGTGATGTTTATCAAGAAGATTTGCAATTTGATATTATTCAGGAAGTTATGGATTGGATAAACGCAGAAACTGAACAAGAATGTAAACAAATATTATTCTCATTGCAAGAAGAAAAAGAAGTATTTATTGGAGAATTTGTTAAGGCGTTGTTGAAAATAAATCACATTTCATTAGAGCTTGAATCTGCATGCAATATTTTAGGTAACGTTCAATTGGCGAACACATTTAATGGCATTACCGAAAAAACGTTGAAATATGTAGCAACCAATCAATCATTGTATATTTAATAATATACTATTAGTTAATATCTGATTACTAGTATGAATAATAAATAAAAAATATTTTCTATTTATAATTTTGGATATGAATAACGTTTCTCTTCACGTAATGTATGAAATAGTCAAATACGTACCTAATATTGTGCCTTTTGACAAAATGTCTCGGGAAATATCTGAATATCTGCGGAAAAGTGCGGGTAAACGGATAAATAGATTCATAAAACGGAGATTTTTCTCTTCACAAATTCTAAAAAACTATGTAAAATATAAATTTGTAACCACACGAAGATTGCATTCAACAGATTACAATCGAATGTTCATCAAAACGTTTTTATCAAGAGATGAATGGCAATTCCTACCAGAACGAATGTGTGCAAATAATTTTCCTAACAATTCTATTTCTTGGGTATATGTTGACCGCATTCCAAAAAGTGCGCTGAGAAGTAAATACGATGTATATAAATTTATTCAAACATTGCGCCATGATCAAAAGGACGCAATATTTAGAGATTATATTCATAAATTTGATATACGATTATATGATTAATTTTATTGGTCTTCTTCTTCTTCGACGGGAGGCATCATGTTTTTATGATCCATATTATGCATTCCTTCTAAATGTTGTCCTCGTAGTATCATAATACCCAATGCAACAAACATAAAAATAAAAGGAAATAAAACTAAGAACCATGAAATTCCTGTAAACCCTGTTTTACAGATTGAATTCAAGATAAAAGTCCAAAATACAATGTACAAAATCTTGGCTATAAAAATAGACGCATTATTTTGCGAGGGGCAGCTGTAAACACCTAAACAATATCTATCGCTTTCACCCATCATATTTTGTGTTAGCATCAATACTAACGCAAACATAGATATAAAGAAATAAATGTAAGCTGGCGTGCATAAACTTCTAATAGTTTTGGCAATTTTCATTATACTATAGAATGATAAAAAAAATATACGACATAATAATTGTAAAAATATTCAAATGTGAAAATATTAGTTCTTTTTAAAAAAATAAAAAAAGAGAATAATAAAATGCCATTTATGAATGGTCGAACTCTTGAAGAGTTAATAGTTCAGGCAAAAAATGTAGCTTATTGTAATCCAAATAAACCATATGACCAATGGAATGATGATGAATTTATCATGAAATCAATATATATAGCTGTACAACATTATGAACAAACGCACTCATTAATATCTGTTTGCAACACTATACCACCATTGAAAATTTTCGTAAAAGCACAATTAAAAACGTACATTAAAATGTATTCTCAAACTAATCCGATATAATTATGATAGAAACTATTCTAACAAATGAATACGAATTTTTTGTTTCATTTTATTTTCATCTTGAAACAAGAATATCTGGAACAATGAACAATCAAAATTTTGTTTGTCTATTTGAGAATTGACTTTAGAAACTAATTTTAATCCAGGAATATAACACATATATTGAAACAACCCGTCATTGCGAACAATTTTATCGAACAAATATCCATCATATTTGGTACTACGTATTTCCGGATTGTTTGTACATAATTCTAATAACGTACATTCTGTTTGTACTTTACGAATTGCACGCATTGTAGTATTAATATAATCGATTTGATTTATCCAAAATTTATAAAAATCTTTGGCGTTATCTGAATATTCATATATTTTCATATTCATTTGAATATTCATTAAATTAAGTAAATCTACCAAACGACGAATTGGAGATGTGATATGAATATATGCATCCAATTCCAACACTTCGTGTGGCGATTTACCTAATACATATTGACCAGATGTTGTACCCCATATTTTCATAAAATTATAGACATCTTCGGGAAGTTCTTTAGGAATATTATTTTTCACTTCGTGAAATACGGAACCTCGATAAATTCCATTATTATATGGTTCAAAATGTTTCGCACAAAAATGATTCATGATTACCATTAAATAAGCTATTAAATCATGACTCGTTTTAATATTATTGATAAACTTATGATTGGGTAACAAACCACGTGCAGTTTTTAATACAAATTTATAATCCTCTAAATTACGAAGAGCTTCTTCTTCATACAAGTAATTTTTTTTGACATTGATTAACGAATTGCTATATCGAATATCAATAATTTTATTTTCATTTATAATCAAATCCATTGTAAATGCAATACGTTCTTGATTTTCACGTAAACTACATAATATATCTGAAAGAATAGTAGGTAACATAGGTCTTTTTTTATCAGGTAAATAAATTGTAGAAATGCGATTCGCAAAAGATTCCCATAAATTCAAATGATCCATCCATATGCAAACATTGGTAATATAAATACTAATAATAATATTACCATCGTCTAATTGCTGAATACTAATTGCATCATCAAAATCTTGGGTTCCTTTACCATCAATTGTAAATACATAATTATTCCGTCTATCCTCAATATTTGGATGTTGTTTTACAATATTCTGTAATACAATTTCTGGTTCATAACCAAGTGATTTAATGCTTTTCGTGGTACATTTATTAAAATTTTGTATAGATGCATATAAACTTTTACAAAATAGCTGGTATTCATAAAAATTTTCTAATACATTAACATCACCAATAGTGTGAGTTAACATTCCAATAGGATGTTTTGAATCCCATTTAAGAAATTTAAAATTAACATATTTATTTACCATTTTTTTATTGAATCCTAACCTTTTAATTTCATATGGTATTAGAAATGGTGGGATACGTTTGTCATCAGGTAAACATTTATATAAACATTTAGTTTTCTCTTTTCCATACATTTTATTATTTTCTAGAATAAGAACACCTGGCATACTTGCTGCATTACGAATGCACGAATGTGTAATATTCATTTTTTTTGTATTGGAATCATATTCAAAAACATCGCCATGAAGTAATCTATTCTGAACGGGACAAAAATCGATCAAATCAACATAATCTAATGTTTTATATTCATTTATTTTCCAAGAAGTTAATGTTCTATCTTCGTAAACAATCTTATATTCTTGCATTATTATTAATGTTAGGTTATATTGAAATTAATTAATAAGTAAACATTAAATTCAATTTTAAAATTTACATAACATAGAAACTATTTAACTATTTTTAACTATTTTTAGTTATGGAAATTTATTAATGTTTCGTTGTCTTGGTTTTTAGGCGTTCAATTGTGTAAAAAATTGAAATGGCTTAAATACCAAAGGGTGTAATATAACAATGAAAGTAACAAATACCGATTTACTCAATAATAGATATAAATATTCTATTGATATTCTCGAACAAAATATTGTGGAAAATCATCTTGATGAAAAAATACTTTTGGCAACACAAACATTAACCCCAGAATTTTGTGTCAAATACATATTAGATTTAGATATTGAAGGAGGTGGCGAAGAATCTTATATTTTTGATATATGCTATATTTTATCATTTCAAAAACATATAACAGAAAAAGAATTAATGGATTTAATATTTACTTAAAAATAAATAAAAATATAATTTAGATTATTCATTTTTACATTTATCATCATTATTGATACGATTATACGCGTAATTTATATAATTAGGTGTTAATGCCACCATATTCATAAAAGTTCTATATTTAAAACAAATTATATTTGTAATATCAGTCATTTTATAACTATAATACCACGAAGATGGCAAAAATATAGCTTCCCCTTTTTTCAATATAACCTTTTCCGGTTTTATTTTATCAAATGCTATACTTTTCTGGGTTTCTTCATCAAAAGGATTCATATAAGTTTCGTTTTCAAAATTGCTATGGTTGTAGCAATAATTAAAAAATTTGGTACTCTTGGGAGGAGATAAATATAATTCTAATTCGCCATCGACAACATATAAAAAATGTCTAAAAAATAACGAACTTTTAAAATTACAACTAATATTTTTCCCGCAAAGTAAATCGTAATTTTTATAGCAAGTAAACGTAGGTCTCAAAAAGCTATCTTCTTTAATTAAAATATTTATCAAATCGCTTTCTTCAAGAAAACTATGGTTATCGTAGCTGATAAATTCATTTTCTTTAACTATATCTTGAATAGCACTTGGTGCATTAGATGTTATATTATATAAATCAAAAGATTTATACTTTTCTTGCAAATTTATTTGTGAAAACTCCTTTTGAAAAGAATCATTTTGAAAATGAAAAATAAAAGGTAACCGATTATTACATTGTTCTTCAAAATCTTCTTTTCCAGTTATTTCTATACTCTGTATATTAATTAAATTATTTACTTTCAAATGAAATAATACATGTATATACACAAACGCTACAAATAGAAAAATAGTAACTATGTATATGTATTTGTTCATAATAAAAATAAAGCATAATAATTTTATATAGATTTAACGTAATATATATTAGTCATTTATTTGAGGTGCTAAATAAAACTGAACATAATTATCCTGATCCAAATTAAATTTGCAACAACAAGGAATCTCTTCGGACATCATAATATTTACATATTTATTTATTTTTTGAAAATTTGCCATGGTTTGTAAATAACGTAATTGGAAGTGTGCATTCATATCACACCCTTCGTCAACTTCATATGTTTCTATTTTATCGGATAAAATATTGATATCCATTTTGCCCTCAATATCACCTGAAAGTAAATGTACGCTATCTTCTTTGCAAGCAAAATGTATACTATCACCGAAATTAGATAATTGATCAACTATTTTTTTCCAATCTTTTGATTCGATTTCCATATTTACGATGTAATCACATGGAGGAATAACCATCATTTCAGAATCATAATCGATCAATGGCATTTGAAAATGTTTATCAAAACTATTCGATGGATGCATAAATGATAAATCCATATTATCAGGATTATCATTTTCACAATTCATAACAATGTGCTGAATAGGGTCGCGTGTAGCCAACATCTTGCTGAAAATAGAACCATGAATACCAATATTAAATGGTGTTTCACATTCATATTCTTTAAACCATTCTTTTTTTAGCATAACTTCAAAAATAGCAACATGCGAATCGTCCATGCCTTGTAGGTAAACATGGTCAGTATTAAAATTTATGCAATATTTATCGCTGAACGTACGAATGTTTTGAAAAATAATTTGAAAACATTCGCTTTTTTTGACGTCTTCAATAACCAACTTCATCTTTTATTAAAATAATAAAATTATTATATTAAAAAATCAATTTTTATATTTATTAATTTTAAAATGTCTACATTAACTTTAAGCAGATACAGAAGATTCTTGTTCTTCACTATCTACTTCAAGTTTCATTGTATTTTTATTCTTTTTTCTCTTTTTTTTAGAACCTGCTTCTTGAAAATTATTTGAACTTTCTAATGTTTCTGAGTTCATTGTTTCAACTTCTTGAAAATTATTTGAACTTTCTAATGTTTCTGAGTTCATTGTTTCAACTAAATCTCTCTCTATTGAACTTTCTAATGTTTCTGTATTATTGGGTTCTTCATATTCATTGATATTAAAATCGCCTTTACCCTTATTTTCTAAACAATTTTCGATTTCAGTTGTTTCATTTTTTTTCATATCAAAAAGAACTTTTTTCCCCGCATCTTCAATATTATTTTCCACATCTACATTTTGGTCCAAATGTTTTGGTATATATTTTTCTTCAACCAATTTATCAAAACGATTTATAACTAAATTGTGAAGAGAAACAGCATATTCCTGCATATTTGACATTGTTCCCTTTACATTTTCTAGTTTATCGTTATATTTATTTAGATTAGCATCAACTTTTTCCATTGTATCTCTTACCAAACTTTCATTACTGCTATTGGTTAGTTTTAGATTTTCAAAACGGGATTCAACAGATTCCATAAATACAGGAAGTTGTACGTTTATTTTCTCGATGTTTTGAATTAATTGCTCAATGGAATTTAATTTATTAGAAATTTCACTTGTTTTGGTATTTAGTTTATTGTATTCGACTTCTAGTTTGGAACCTTTACTATCTAATTCGCTTATTTTTTCGTCATAATTTTGTAATGCATTATTAGTTACATCTTGTGCAACTTCGCGCGATTTCACTTCATCAAACATTACTTTATTATCAAAATCATTATTTAAATGATTATCATTCATAACATTTATTAATGAAGGTTCTACCATATTCATGTTTTGATCACTATCGTCTTGAGCTTGATTAGACATTTTTGAATCTTGTTCATAAAAATCATCACCCATGTTTTGTTTGAATTCAGATACATCGCTCATTTCTTCATAGTTTGGTACCTGTGGTGTAATAGAATTATCGTTACTACTAATATTTTTAGTGACGTTATGTGTTTCAATAATTTTATTCATACCATCCAATTGTGTTTCCAAATTTCTAATTTTACCATTAATTAACATAAATGCTTGTGTAATGGAGAGCAATTTATGTTCTTGTTTTTCGATGTCATTATTAACACTTGATGTATTCTGTTGCATACTAGATATATTAGTATAACCTATATTTTGATTGTTCGTAAGAGTGTCTTGAATATTAGAACTAGGTCCGGCACGTCTATTTCTCGCGGAAGAATTTGATCTACTACTCATTGAATGTATTTTATATTAAAAATTAATTGTTTTCACGAGAAATAAATAATTTTCTAAATAAATTATAACTATGGCTAAAATAAATTCATTAAGGATTATTCCCCTTAATATTTCTAAATACGTTCATTCAAAAGTGTATATGTTATTGATAATTATTGTATTTTTTTCATTTCTTTACTTACTTTTAGACGATAGTCACTTTAGTGGTTTAAATACCATACAAGAAATGATACGGGAAGAAGTTTTAAAACGTAAAATAGAAAACAAAGTAACAAAAAATGTAGACACGCATATTAAAGATATACCACAAGCCAACAAAATATTAAATCATATTACCGAAACACCTACAATATTTGAAAAATTCACAAATATAGAAACAATGGAAGCAAAGAAAACAATTATTAAGGATAAGGTCATAGATAGCGAAACAAAACAAGCAAATAAAGAAGTAGAAAATGAAGATATTACAATTGATAAAATAAGACCTCCTATATGGCAACGATATTTCAATCGCCTATATTTTTCTGTATCGAGTGGTTGTTTATTGGGCTATGGTGATGTATATCCAAAATCAAATATTGCCAAGTTATTTTCCATGTTACAAGCATTAATAACCGTTTCACTGATTGTTTATTAAAGGTAAAAGTAAAAGGTTTAAAGATATTTCGAAAAAGAAGGTTATAATGAGTTCCTCAACTGAAGTAGAAAACAGCACTTCACTTAGTATTGAAATCCCAAAAGAAACTTCTGTTGAATGCGTTGGTTCGGTAAAATGGTTTAACACTAAATCTGGTTATGGTTTTATCTCGGTACTTGAAGGTGAACTAAAAGGCATTGACATTTTTGCACATCATAGTGCAATTAGCGTTTCTAGTGAACAATATAAATACTTGGTCCAAGGTGAATATGTAAAAGTGATTGTTCAACCAAGCGATTCTAAAGATTACAAATGGCAGGCGTCATCCATTTTTGGTGTTTGTGATGGTCCTTTGATGTGTGAAACACGTAATCAAATCAAATCAACGCGTGTAGAATTTTCTCGTACAAAAAAACACGACGAAACAACCCTTTAAATATTAACGATAATTCCGTTTTGTAAATAGCATTGTAATTGGTACGTTATTTTTTTTGCATAGTAATATTTCTTTACCAGGAATATTAGAACGTGTACTACTTACACACTTTGATTGATTTATTTTTGTATTATAAATCAATGTATTTCCGATACGCGGTAAATTTAATACATTGGGATTAGTTAATGTTCCGGGTTTTTGTATTGTCCACGATGGTTTATTACATTTACTAGTTCCTTTTAAAATATTAACCAGCTTTTGTTTAGATGATTCTTGATGTTGATTATGTTTGTGCTGTAAGATTTCATATTTGCGACGTTCATCCAAATCATTTTCACTATGGATCGTATTAAAATTAAAAGGAGATGTAAAACGTGACCATGTTCTGGGTGGATTTGGCGGTATACTATTTAATTGACAAATAGTAAATGACATTCTATGATATATATAATCAATATATATCATATTTTAAAAATTATCCATATTTAATAGCTGTAATGAATATGCATTTTAGGCATGGATTTAATAATTTTGCATTCGGTTGGCATTTTATTAGGAGCACGTACTTGAATAACATTTGATCTAATGTGAGGGTAATTGGAAGCATTGGGAATACCTGCCTTTTTTACTCCGCCACAATTTCCGGACATATTGTTAGTAAGACGACCACTATTGATACCTGAACGAGCTTTCATTATAATATAATGAATTATTTTTTTTTTACTGAATTAAATAATTAATGTTTCCAACAATTCTTAATTGTTATTTCCTAAAAACCATTTGAATGATAGATAATTAGGATATTTTGCCATTAAAGCATTGTTATCTACCATTGTTGTATTCGGACCTCTTTTTTGAATTCCATCGATTTCAGTTGTTCCTAAACCATAATCAAAATACCATAAATCAGAAGTATAACCAGAAAATCCTCCATTCATAGAAACATAAACATTACCATAATTTTGTCTGGGAACACCTGTTAACATATGACGTTTAACAATTGTACCATTGACATATGCATCTAAAGTTCTATTTTCACAACGAATCATTACATTTACCCATTTATTAACGGGTATTTCTTCTATTTCTACTTGTTCGGTAACATTATGGAATGTATTCATAACAATTAATAAATTATTTTTCACAGGTGTTAAATATAATCCAGGAGCATTATTGGGGTAATTCATACCAGCATTCGTTTCACCGCCTTCAATAGAACTAGATTTTTCTTCGCCTTTGTGAAAAATATGTCTAAACTTACCTCTATTATATTCCATATCGTCGATAAATAGCCATACAGACCATGTAAATTCGATTCCTTCATTTTCATTCGAAGAACGTAGAATTGTTTTTGATTTTTTTTCATTTGGATCTTGTTCATAAATCATCATTTGTTTTGCATCAATCATGCCGTCTATTAAATGTGGATTACCCGTAGGTGATAAAATCCACTGAATTAAATTAATACCTACTTGCATTAATAGCAAAAATACAATTAAAACCAAAATCAAAAAGGCAAAATTAGCTACCATGCTATTGGATTCAAAAAAATTACCGCTACTTTTCATTGCATTATTAACATTTCCATATAGAGCATCCATATTTATAATATAACATTAGAAAAATGATTAAAACTCACCTAAATAGTGAAGGTTTTTTCTTCAACCCCATTATCTAATAAAGTTACCTTAACCTGGTATTTTCTCATCAACGAACTTAACCAATTGCCACTCCATCCTGCTTTGTAAGTATTCCATGCACGTTGTGGGTCAGCTTCATTTTCCCAGAATTGTAACTTAGATGTAAATCCCGAAAATCCACCAGCAGGAGTTATTGCTAAATCAGCATTACTATCCAATCTTGGTAAACCAGGTAATAAGCATGTTCTTACAAGTTTACCATCAACGTATACATCCATGGTTTTATTAAATACACTTACCATTAAGTTTACCCATTTTTGAATAGGAATGTTAGCTACATCACAATTATGGATTACTTCACTAGATCCTCTGTTTGCAGGATATACAGACATTGCAACCTGAATATTGTTCTGCATTGGTGACAAAATAACAGAAGGAGCAGGTTTATTATTTTTATCTAAACGTCCAAAAATAATTTTGGGTTCACCATATTTATAATTCCAATCTTTTACATAAAACCAAATACTATAACTGAAATTCATTGTTGGTAACTCTCCTCCTCCTAAATCACTTGCCTTAATTGTTTGTTTAACAGATGCATCAGATAATGATGACAATCCCGCATTAGACGTCATTGATTGTATAATTAAAAATACAAGCAAAACTACAATAGCAAATATTACGATAGTTTTAATATCCATTTATATAATATACTGAAAGAATATTTTCTATAAAATAGGTGGGTTAATTTTATTATACATTAAATACATTTGTTGAATATTATTTTTGCTTAATGTCTTTGTAAAATAAACGACGTTACATATTTTACCACTGATATTTTCATTCGAACCAGTTACAATACTATCGTAATACATATATGGAACTATCTTCGTTTTTGTTGCGACTAACTTATTATTTATGAAAATATCTAAAGTACTTCCACTATAATTTATCACAACATGATTCCATCTTTGTAAAGGAAAATTGCTTGTTGTATAAATGGTTTTCATATTTGTTTTACCATTTAACATCTGGATGCGTAACTTATGATTATATTGGTTATATTCTATCTTGGGTTTATTACCATAATCTAAAACAGATACATATTTATTTGTTGTACTATCTGGATTCAAATATATCCATGCACTGATGCTATAATTGTATTGAAATACATCATTTTTTCCTGAAATTTTATGTAAAGAATCGTAGCTGCCAATATTTTCATTTTTATCAATATTAATTGGGTCTCTTAATAATTGTTTACCATCACGAATAGCATTTTTATATATATAATTTTTTATAGCTGCATAGAATACATATATTGTAATCGCCATACCTTCGAGACCTAATAAAACATATGCTTCACTAGGTGCTGTTTTTAATTCTTCATACATTCTTGTTCCAATGTATTTCAAAAAACAAGGAACATATAAAAGAATATTTTTTATTAATCTAAATGTTCGTGTTGTTTTCGTTTGCTCTTTTGGTAAAATATTATCTTTATATTTATAAAATGTTAACCCTGCAATAATAACACCAATTACAATGATTGAAAATAATATATATGAGCTAAATTCGTAATTGCTTACTAATAGATAGAGAATACCATAAATAAGTGCACCAAATAGAAGAAAAATACTAATCATTTTACCAAAATCCTTAATTTGTGTGATAACTGATACATCGTCACCAGGTGTTTGAACAAACAATTTTCTTAATGATAATATTGATCCTAATATTAAAACTCCACATATTGCAATAGAAGCTGAAAAAACTTCGGGATAATTTTCTTCAAAAACAGGCGTTGCTTTAAAGTGCTTTAATAAAAACATAATCAATATAAACAACACCAATGCATAGATATATCGTAATGGATTTTTATAAGTATCTAAAAAATTGGTTATGGATTCAAATATACTAGATAATGTGTTTGTACTCATATAAAAACATATTATTTTAAAATTTTTCCATTGCCGTTTTTTTCCCGTGACAATCCCTACATAAAGCTTCTAAATTATCTACATGGTTAGAACCACCATACTCTAATCTAACTTTATGATCTACTTCAAACCAAGCAGGTAATTGTTGATTGCAATGATTACATGTCCAATTTTGCTGTGATGCGACCCATTTCTTTTTAGTTTCACTCACACTTCTTTTTGTTGCACTTGGTTGTTGTGTTGTTTGTTGTGTTGTTTGATGTTCTGGTAAATGATTATTACCACCCGATTGTAATATACGTTGTTCACGATAATCATTATCTGGCATATTTGCACCAGTTAAATTTAAAAAAGGTGTAACCATTGAAAATGCGCCCTTATCAATTGGCAAATATTTCACTATATTTGATGCTTGTGATAACATTTCTTTCGACCTGTGAGGGCTGCGTTTAATTAATAAATAAAAAGAAAATCCTAAAAATATATACATTGCAACTTCAAACATTTTTTTATGACCTTTAATTTTTTGAATATAATAATTATCATGATAAGCATTAAACGCTAAAAACCCCGATACGCCGAATATTATAAGTTCAAGTTTTCCCATAATATATACATTCATTATTTTCTATCATATGGTTCACAATTTCCAGTTTTTTTATTTCTTCGCGTTCCATTTGGACATCGTTTCCTTTTTTTTGTTTTATTACTTGATAAACGAATTTGTCTTAATGTTTGCGAATTACTTTTTTTTCTGGAAGACCTTTTTGTTGATTTCATAGATGATTTTTTTCTACTTGATGCTCGTTCAGTTAATGTTCGAATATTATTTTGATTTACACTCAATGTTTTAGTGAACATTTTTTTTGTGATAGATTTAATCTTACTAAGTTTAATTGACAATTTTACTTTTGATGCATTACTAGTATATGTATCACTAATAGGTTTGCTTTTTTTACCAGTAACCAATGATTTTTTACTTGTTTTAGACAATATCATTGAATTTATATTTTCTATATCTTGTATGCATTCTTGTTTATCTATTAATTCATATGAACTATTAATTATGTATTTTTTCAATAACATACGTACTTCACTTTGCATACTTTTTTTTAAATCATCATTTAACCAATGTACACCATTTTGATGAATAATGTCTACATAAGACATTAATAAACCATATATATCAGCATTATGTAAAAAGTGTTTGAAAAGATTCGTAATATCAAAATTTCCATTTTGCGTATATGTATGCAAATTTTCTGAAATATAAGTAAAAATTATATTTTTCGCCATTTTTGGTTGTTCTAAAATATAATCACGCAATACTTGTTTTTTAAAATCGAAATGTCCTGGTCCTAATTCACTTTCTAACGTACCATAATATAAATCATAAATAAATTTATATATTTCTCCCATGGAAGGAATTGGGTTTGTTTTTAAAAAATTAATATATTCTTCAATAAATTCGTTATTAAATAAAATATTTGTAGCGGGCAAATTGTATTGACAAGGGCGGTAAGTTAAATCTTCTGGAATTTCATCAAAATCTTCAATATATTGCGATAAACCAAAATCAATAATTTTTGATTTGTTTTTTTCATTCATCATTATATTTGCTGCTTTTAAATCGAAATGATACAATCCTAAGCGATTCATCGGTATAATCGCTTTTTTCATTAAACGAACAATTTGATTATTTATTAATAATAATTTTTCATTTGTCATAATTTCTTTTTCTATATACTTTTCTAAATCTAATCCACCATCATATAATTGTATAACGCGCAACTCTTTCAATTTTTCATTAACATTGGCTGAAGTAATATTTTTACGTGTCAAATTATTACATTTTTTATCAAAATTAATTAAATCCCTTGATTTTAATGCAGATGGGCTACATAATCCCTGTGGTAATAAAAAATAATGGTCATATTTTGGTATTTTTTCAAGTATATCTAAAAAACGAGCAGTTTCGTAATATTCTTCTTCACCATATTTTTGAATCATTAACTTAGAAACCATATTATTATTTTTTAACGAACTATTATGAGTACTTTTTTTTGAACTGCATTTCAACGGAGGTCGAAATACGCAACCAAAACCACCAGCGGCTATTGCTTCACCACCTTTTATTTGCATCTTTTCTTAAATATTCATTAGATTTTATTTTTGATATAATACTAAGGCAGTTAATAAAAGAAAAATAATGAAACCTAAAAACATGAGTTTTGATTGGTCCCAAAATGGTTTTTTTTCGGGAATATATAACAAATAATAATTATGTAGTGCATCTTTTAGTTCGACTTTTGGTTTATTTAATTTTAAATTTATTTGATTATGTATGAAATTTACCCACCGAACAAACGAATTTCTATTATCTAAATAAGGCGTAACAGGATAAATATCTATTAACTCATTGAACTCGTTTCCTATTTTCATATCCGGTATAAACAAATGGAAATCACGTATTAGATTATAATATTTTTTTTTAGTTATATTATTTGGACTATGGGGGTAAGTTAATGATACAGAAAATAAAAAGAACCAATAGTGTGGTCCCCATATTTTAGGATTGTACTTCATTATAGAAAATGAATATAAAAATATTGCAATAATATCTAATAATGAGAATCAATAATATATGCAATAATTGTGGTAATCATGGACACATGTTCCAAGATTGCCAATTACCCATAACAAGTATAGGAATAGTATTAATACGATTTAATAAAAATAATGAATTGGAATATTTAATGATTCGTCGCAAAGATAGTTTTGGTTATGTAGATTTTGTAAGAGGTAAATTTTATACATCATGCTTATTTTCATTACAAACGATAGTAGATGAATTAACATTAAATGAAAAGGGTAGAATAATGCAAGATAAATTTAGTGAAGAGATTTCACATGTGGCTAAAAATAAGAAAATAGAAGAATCTGTAATATCTAAATGGGAAGCATTGAGAAGTGGTATTGAAGTAGAAAAAAAACAAGTAACTATTCAATATTTAGTAGAAAATAGTACAACTAAATGGCAAGAATCAGAGTGGGGATTTCCAAAAGGGCGACGTAATTTTATGGAAAAAGATATGGATTGTGGCTTACGTGAATTTGAAGAAGAAACCGGTATATCTAGAAATAAAATACATCTATTTGATAATATTTTACCATACGAAGAAGTATTTACAGGGTCTAATTTGAAATCATACAAACACAAATATTATTTGGCGATAGTTGATAATGAACATATGAGTATGGACAATTTTCAAAAAAGCGAAGTATCTAAAATGGAATGGAAAACATACGACCAATGCATTAAAGTAATACGTCCTTATAATTTAGAAAAAAAGCATGTGTTGGAAAAAATACATAAAAGTTTGCAAGATTATAACATTATATATTAAATATATATGAAAACATCTCAGGAGCGACTAAGAGAATATTATTCCGATAGCGAAAATAAATCTAATTCCATAATTTCAGAAACTGAAAATAGTGACAAAATTTCGCAACAAAGTACAATAAATTCATTATTTAGTTATCCATCATTAGATGATGAAAATATTATGCTAAAAATTACAGAAAAACGCGAATTTTATGATTCGAAAGCATTTGAACAAAACATAGATAAATTAAGCGAAATTGCTACTAAAATATGCAGTCAAGATTTTCAATTAGCACCACACCAAATATTCATTCGCAATTTTTTATCTAAAATGACACCATACAATAGTTTGTTGTTGTACCATGGTTTAGGAACAGGTAAAACATGTTCTGCGATCGGTGTCGCAGAAGAAATGCGGTTATATATGCAACAAATGAATATCCGTAAAAAAATTCTAATTATTGCATCACCCAATGTTCAAGATAATTTTAAATTGCAATTATTCAATGAAAGTAAATTAAAAAAAATGGAACATGGCAGTTGGAATATTTCATCTTGTGTTGGTCAGTCATTATACAAAGAAATTAATATATTAAATAATGATTCAATTGAAAAAGAAGAAATATTGGTAAAAGTAAATACGTTAATCAATAAATACTATGAATTTATGGGATATACAAAATTAGCATCATTGATAAATAGTAAGAAGAAAAAGGGAGTATTAAAAGAGACATTTGAAGGCCGTTTATTAATTATTGACGAAGCTCATAATATCCGCCCTAGCGATCAAAAACAAAAAAAGGTGTCTTCATCATTAAATATGTTAGTAGAAGAAGTGCATAACATGAGAATATTATTACTTTCAGCTACACCTATGTTTGACAATTATCGTGAAATTATTCATGTTATTAATATTCTTTTGAAAAACGAGAAAAAACCAATTTTAATAGAAAACGATATTTTCGATAAAAATGGAAATTTTAAAATCGATGAAAATGGAGAAGAAATTGGTAAAATTCAGTTTGTACAAAAAACAATTGGATTAATTTCGTTTGTACAAGGCGAAAACCCTTTTAGTTTTCCATTTCGCATTTTCCCAAAATTGTTTGCAAATGAAATATCTTTAAAAAACAATGTTCCCTATCCAAAGTACCAATTGAATAATTCGATTATTCTAACACCATTGGAACATGTAGATATATACCCTGTAACGTTACAAGGATTCCAAAAAGAAATGTATGAAAAAATTATTCAAACCACAATATTAAGTAAAGAAAATATAGAAAATCCAGAAAATCCAGAAAATATAGAAAATCCAGAAAATCCAGAAAATCCAGAAAATGTGGATGATAATGAATTGCGTTTACAAATAGAAGGTGGTATTGAAGAAAAAAAAGAAAAGAGATTCGGTTATAACTCTCTTCAAGAACCTTTAGAAGCATTGAATATTATTTTTCCAAATGAAAGTAATGAAGATGAATTAAATGAATATACAGGTAAAAAGGGTTTGCAAAGAATAGTAACTAACGTAGATTCTTTACCATATGAATTTAATAACAAATACTTAGAAAATTCAAGATCTATGTTTTCGAGCGAAAATATTGCAAATTATAGTTCAAAAATAAATCAGATTAAAAAATCTATTCAACAAAATAAAGGAATATCACTTATATTCAGTCAATATATCTATGGAGGTATTGTTCCAATTGCTATTATGTTAGAAGAAATTGGTTTTGTAAGATATGGTGAACATAAATCATTCTTAAGTGAATCATATAAACGTAATAACAAGATACAACCATTTTCAATTAATGGCAAACAAGCCACATATTCAATGATTACTTCAAATTCGATATTTTCAAACAATAATAAGATTGAAATTAATACTGCCACAAATGACGACAATAAAGATGGAAGTATTATTAACGTTATTTTAATTACTAAAGCTGGTTCAGAGGGCATTGATTTGAAAAACATTCGTTCTATTCATATATTAGAACCATGGTATAATATGAATCGAATTGAACAAGTTATTGGAAGAGGAGTGCGTAATTGCAGTCATAAACAATTGGAATTAAAAGACAGAAATGTATTAATTTATTTATATGGTACACATTACGACAATAAAGAAGGTGCAGATATGTATGTATATCGGCTTGCAGAAAAAAAAGCAATGCAAATTGGCAAGGTTTCCCGTGTTATGAAAAATAACGCGATTGATTGTATTTTACAAACTCCAAATCAAAATCACATGGATATTCCAAATAAAATCCCATTAACATTATCAAATGGTTTAACAATCGATTATAATTTAGAAAATCAATCATATAGTTCTAATTGCGATTATATGAAAACATGTGCTTATAAATGTAGCGCTGTTAAAAATAACAAGATTGAAGAATATGATAATGATACTATCAATAAATTACAAGTAAAAAATGATACTTATGATGAAAAATTTTTGCAAACCAATCTAGATAATTTAAAAGAAATAATTAAACAATTGTTCAAAACAAAATATTTATATACTAAAGAAGATTTGTTTCAACTTTTACAATTAAAGAAGCATTATCCAAAAATGCAAATATTAAAAGCCATCGAGGATATGAAAAATATAAATACTATTGATTTCCTTTACGACGAGTATGGTTCAAGAGGGCGTTTAACAGAAACAAATAATGTTTTTTTGTTTCAACCATATGAAATTCAAAATAATCATATTATGATGGAAGAAAGAATATTACCAATTGACGTAAAGATAAATTCACTAAATATAGAAGTAAGCAACAAGAAACCAAAAACAAACGAACAAATAGTAGATAATAATGATAAAGACGAAATTTTGTATGGTACAATGTTTGATGAGATGAAAAACAACATAACTAATGAAATCGAAAATGTTAGTGGAGTATTAATCACTAAGTTTGATATCACCAAAACTATAATGGATGAAATTTTATTGGAATATTTTTACGACAATCTTTCATATGAAACAAAACATAAATTATTTTTACAAATTATGAATGAAAATATTACTAATTCCAAATCATTGGACCATACTATGAAAAAAATTATAGAAAAAAATGTATTTACTAAAAGTGATTTGAAATATTATGTTATTGTCAATGGTGATAATTTAGAAGGGTTTGTATATATAAATAACAACTGGGAAAATGCAAATGTAATTCATTTCAAAGAATTTGAAAATGAAATTCATGATAAATATTATTATGATGATAAAAATATGCCAAAATATAGCGGTCTTTTGTTTTCAAAAACAGAAAAAAGTACAAAGAAAAAAATATTTGCGTTTAAAATTAAAGAAACAAGCAAAATACGAAATGCGAGTGCTGTTTGTAAAACGTATAAAGAACATTTTCGTCTAGATATATTACAATATATCACAAATAACAAACATGACAATATATTTTATAAATCGTTCAATTCGGAACGTATGTGTTTATTTATCCAATTATATTTTAGATATAAACAATACCAAAATGATACTGATTATACATGGTTCATGAACCCAGAACAAAGTTTATACAACCAATTATATCACAAAAAGTTGAAATTTTAATTTTTAAAATTGAATTAAAGATTATATCATGATACTATAATAAAATGGTTACTGAAACCGAACAAGTAAACATGGATAATACCATTAATGTAACACAGCCAAAACCAAAGGAACTTGTTTCGAATAAAAGAAAACTTAAAATAATCGATATTTATACACCCGTTATCAGTACAGAAAAAGTAGAATTATCAATCGAATTTGTTGACCGCAATACAAAGGAAACATTGCGAAAAAAATTATCACATCGATTAGAAGGAACGTGTTGCAGTCACGGATATGTAAAACCGAATTCTTTAACCATTATTAATTTTTCAGCTGGTGTCGTTTTAAATGATTATATTCAGTTTACATGCACAATTGAAATGTTTGTTTGTTTGCCAACAGAAGGAATGGTAATAGAATGCCAAGCCAAAAATATAACAAAGGCCGGTATTCGTGCAGAAGTTCATAAATACAACCCGTCGCCATTGGTAATATTTATTGCTAGGGATCACCATTTTCAAAACGCGTATTTTAATAATATTAATGAAAATGATATTATTCATATTCGGGTAATTGGACAACGATATGAATTAAATGATAAGTTTATTTCTGTCATTGCCGAAATCATTGTACCCAAAGATTTTAAATCAGATAGTGTAGAAAATCTTCCGAAAATAAATATTGAAGAATAATTATGTAAATATAAATAATTTTTTTTGCTATAAAACATTGTCTAGTGCTATATTATACAATGCTTTATGAATATGAATGTAAAATAATTGATGTCCCTATAACAGAATTGAGAAATAAAATAGAAAAAAATGGTGGCAAACGTATCCATAGTAGTGTTTTATTCCGTCGTTATTTATTTTTTTTACCAAATAACAAGCAAAATGGTTTTATAAGATTAAGAAGCGAGGGACGTGATAGAGTTACGTTGACATGTAAAATATTTAATCCCCGCTCAAAATATCCAAAAGAAGATGAAATAGAATTAAAAGCCAATTTTGATGATGCATATCATTTTTTATTGAATTGCGGTTTGAAACAAAAATCATATATAGAAACCAAAAGAGAAAAATGGAGTCATCCACTAGTAAAGGAAATTGTTATTGATCATTGGCCAGGTTTAGAACCATATATGGAAATTGATTGTGAAAATGAAAAGAATCTGCAAAAAGCTATTAACATGTTTGATATTGAAAAAAAACACATTTTTTATGAAGGTGTCCACGAATTATATAAAAGCAAATATAATATCCGTAAAAATGAATTTATTAATATACCAAAACTAGATTTTTCTAATTTTAAGAAGCAATTAACACAAAATAAAAAGCGAAAAACACTTAAACGTAAACGTGCAAGAAAGTATAATGGAAACAAGAGCACAAAAAAGAACTCGTCTAGAAGAACAAGAAGGAAAAATACAAAATAACAAAACAAAGCAGGATATAGAAATTATTGTTAATGAAATTAAAATGGATGATCCAGGTATTATTAGTGAATTAGAAGATATTAGTAGAAATCTACAATATGAAAAAAATAACAAGGAATTTAAGCAAATGGAAATGCATTATGGTTCTGGTTGTAATATTATGTAAATAAACAATAAATTTTTTCTATTTATTGTTTATGGAATATGCATGTGGGCATTATTTAATGCATTATTATGATAAAAAAGTTCCCATTGTTTTAGACAATACTAGTAATAAATGTTTAGTAATAATTGAAACGAGACCTTCATTTTGGCTACCTTTGGTAATTAAAAATGCTGTTGATAAATGCCCTGGTTATAATTTATATGTTTTTTGCACACCAAATGTAAATCAATTTTTACGTGATGCTCTAGAAGGGGATTATTACAGAATAATTATAAATACATATATGCAAAATATTCAAGAATACAATCAGTTATTGACAAATTATGATTTCTGGGATCAAATAAAAGAAGAAAATATTATTATTTTCCAATTAGATACTTTATTTTTGCGAACTCCAACAAGTGAACATATGCAATATGACTACAATGGAGCTGTTTGTGGAAAATTAAATCGTGAAAATGAATTTATTATTAATGGTGGATTATCATATCGTTCAAAAAAAGCTATGCTAATTGCGTGTAAATTAATAGACGATAGTTATGACGGATTACCCGAAGATGTTATTTTTACAAAACTAATGAGAAAACACCCAGAACTTTTTAAATTACCTAATATATCCGAATGCAACGACTTTTCTATTGAAACACTAGGTAATTTTGATAATGTTATTGGAATACATGGAACAGACAAATATTATATTTTAGAAAAAAATATATATCAAATGTTGATGAAAACAAAAGTGTAATTTTATAATTTATGACCAAATAAAAATTGAAAAAAAAAATCATTTTATGTATTTTTACATAAAAAGAATTAAGGTGAAAATAAATAATGGAAGAATTGCACAGACCACTTTTAGAAGTGAGTCATAACTGCAAAGTATGTAAAACGTTGGAAAATATAGTTAATTGTAGTCACTGCTACCAAGATGTTTGCATTGAACCATTCTCGTGCAGTTTGAGCTTCCCTGATGTAAACGATAGTGAAATGTTTGTTTGCATTGATTGTTACAATTCAATCAATGCAAAACTTGTTCCATTGAAGAAAAGAAAAAAGAAAGTGAAACCATATATGGTGCATGGAAAAGGATATAAAATATATTCACCCGTTGTAAGGTAATATTAGATAATTTACATACTTTAAGGACGTACAATGTGTGTTATTTGATTTTTCTTATTTTAACATATTATATTATATTATATAATATGTTTTATGAATTCAGGCATGAAAATGAAGAACATCTAAAAGAAAAGAAAACAGAAAAGAAAACAGAAAAGAAAACAGATAATGAAAACGCTATTATTACTAAGCAAAAGGTAAGAATTGGTCTTCTTGAAGCACAACCTTACATGATGCAAGATTCTTTAGGAAACATAAAAGGATTTGAATACGAAATATTAATGGAATTTATCAAACAACATAATATTGATGCTGATTTAATTTATATGAAAGGCAGTGAACAAACAAAATCATACAACGAATATATAGAAGATTTAGCAGATGGAAAATATGATATATTAATTGGTAATATTTCACAAACATACGAACGTACAAAAATAATTAATTATAGTCAACCTTTAGCTGTAGATGTATTGTCACTTTTTTATAAAAATACAGAATCAACTACAAGTAATCAGTTTATATATAAAATGTTTATAACCATTTTAGAAATTATTGGTTTAATATTATTAGTAGGGTTTTTTATATCATTCATTCATTATTATTCAAGTAATTTTAAAACAACATTTAAAGAATCTTTGTGGAGAGTATGGAGTGCCTTATTGGGTGAACCTGGACTAGGTGTAAATCCAACTAAATTTAATGATAATGTTGCGAAAGCTTCTACTTTAAATCTAGGCGTTAGAGCATTTTTAATACTATTATCTGCATTATTTGGTATATATATAACATCCCTTGTTACAAGTGAACGATTAGCAGATATTAGCAAAAATAAGCCATTTCAAAAATTAGAACAAATTATCGGAAAAAATATTTTAGTAATCGGCGATCGTTTTGATGAAGATTTACTTCGGCGATATCAAAAAACATATAATTTCAAAATTATTACAATAGAAGAAGGTGATGGAAATGATTATGAAACGCTTAAAAATTATTATTTACAAAATAAAAGCAAATTAAAACTAGACGGATTTTTTATGACATCCGAAGTATTTTATTTTTTTAATAAAGATAACACTATTGCAAAGGGTGATATTATATTAGAAAAAGGTTTAATTTCTGCAGCATTTAACAAAAACAGGGTTTCGTTAATGCATAAATTTAATAAAACAATCGGTATGTTAAGAGAAAAAAAATATGTTCATGAATTATGTAAAAATTATTTTAAAAATCCTGATGTATGTGTTCAATAAATTAATTTCCTGTTGAACCAAACCCCCCAGACCCTCGTTCACTATTACCCAAATCATTTTCACTACTAACTATTTCTACGTGAATCGGCTCTAGATTTGGAGCGCATATTTGAAACAATCGCGTACCTTTTTCTACATTATATTCATTTGTAGAAATATTATCTACAAACGCCCCCAAATTTCCACGATATCCTGCGTCAATAATACCCACACTATTCGATAGACGCAATGGAGTTTTGCTAACACTACTTCTAGGATACATATAGAAACCTGTTGGAATTTTCATATTATCATAATTATCTGGCTTTTCAAGAGTTCGAAATCTGTTAACAATATCATAATAAATAGTTGCATTATTATCATTATAGCTAATCCAGTGGTTATCCTTACTTTCATAAAATGCTTCGCATTTTATTTCCAAATCTATTTTTTGAGTACTATGTGAAGGAATATTTTTTGCTTCGGGAACGAATAAATCAAACCCGGAATCAGGATATGGGTTCGTCATTTTTTCATTGTGCTTTTTAATTGCATCAATGTAAAACATGCGCAAATTGTCACTTTTTACGTAAATTTTCAAATACATCATTTTATATTATTGAATAATATATTTATATTATATTATTCAATTTAAATTTTTTATAATCCACCTTGTTCCATAATTTTTTTTTCATAATAATCAAAATAATCATCGTTTCCCTCTTCTAGGTTGGTTATTTTACGATAATATTGTGATTGAACATTTACTTCATACATACTTTGAATATCATGATATTCATTGACACAGCTTAATAATTGTATACTATTTGCAATTTCATTTCCAGTACTAAAACGATAAAACAAACCACTATTCCAAACAAATAATGATGGAGTATCGGCTATTAACACATTGTTTTTATAAATTTCACTAGGCGACAATATAAAACTTGCGTATTTTTTTTCATTAGGACAATATAATTCTATTTGTTTTATTCCGTCTGTAATAAATATACCTATTTGTTTTTTTGATTCATAATAAGGGATAATTTTATTAGTAATTGTTGGAAATGTAGAATTCACATTCATTTCTATTTTTTTTAGTTCGCTTATTTCAAAAGGTTTTACAAGATGTTTTCCTGATATTTTTAATGAATTATTTTCTATTATATTAGCAAATTTAACAATTTTATACATGTATATACATTTACAAATAAATTATGTTTATTTTGTTTTTGTAATTATTTTGTTGAAATATAATTATTTTGTTGAAATATAATTATTTTGTTGAAATATAATTATTTTGTTGAAATATAATTATTTTGTTGAAATATAATTATTTTATATGTATGTAATATATGAAATATTTACAAAACGGAGGATTGTTATTAACAAAAAAATTTCCATCGACGTTTTATGCTATTTATGATATGATAGAAAAAGCCAAAGAAATTAAACCCTTATATATGTCTTCGTTAAAAGGTTTCGTATTTGTATTAAATATTAATGAAAATGATAGTTTGTTTTACACTTTAAACGAAGAAAAGACAAAACTCGATAAAAAAGTAGATTCGCTTATATTAAAATTTGCATTAACTAGCAAAGATGTTGAAAACATAGAACCAGCATTAAATTTTCAAGGTTATGACCACGAAAAACAAACAGATCGTGAAGAAGATGTTATAGATGAAGTATATATTCAGCAAAAAATATATTTAGAAAGTATAAAAAATACTGGAAATCCGATTGTACCAGGCATTGCTGATTTCTCTTATTTTAGTACAGAAAATGCTTTTATTATACTTGATAAATTAGTAGAACGTAGCAAGAACGATGAATCTAAAAAGGTTCTGCAATATTTAAAATTGCGTTTAACAGAACACCCAAATTATCCAAAGGATAGCGATGGTTATAAACTATCAATGATATCTATGGAAAATGCTTCTTCGTATGTTCAAATTATAGATGCGTTTACAGGGGAATTTACATTAGACGAGAGAAAACACGCGGCAATGACGACAATTGCACAAATGATACGTCTTTTTTTACAAACGGGTATAGTTCATTGTGATGCACATGGTGGTAATATTTTAACAGCACGTAATGAAACATATAAACTTGCAGGTAATAATAATCCTAGTTCTATGCATGTAAAGATAATCGATTTTGGTCGATTTATCAATGTATATGACGATTTAGCATTTCCTGTTTATACTAAACAATTTGCACCACCAATAATATACTTTTTGAGCAATATGCTTTTTCAAAAACCTCCAAGAGAATCCCTGGTATTCGATACGTTATTAAAAGATTATGAAATTTATATCGATAATAATACAAAAGATGAAATGAAAAAAGAGAAAGGAGAGAAAATGGTAAACAAATTAAAAACATTATTACTAATTATTTTGAATGTTGATAGAAGTTACAACAAAAAAAATTTTGGAGTGGAATTAATTCAGTCGTCTACTATTTTTAAATATTTGAAAATTATACATATTGTAAATGAAGGTCTAGAAGATATGAAAATGCAAATATATGATACAAAAGATAATGAATTTCAACAAAAAAAATATTTGGATATTATCGAAATATTATATTATTTGATGAAACCCAAAAAAAATGTAGACAATGTTGGAAAAAAAAGTATAGATCATTTTATAAATGAACAACGTTTTGCAACAATACACGATGAAAAACCAGATATACACAATCGAAATGTCAAATCGCACATTACTCCACCTGATGATAACTTGTTAATTGTGCAACCATCAAAAAGACCTATGCTATCAAAATTAAAAGGTGTTTTTACGAGAAAACGCAATGGTGGTAAAAAAAGAAACACTAGAAAAATATAATTTTTAATAATAATTTAAAGTTAATATTATTATTATTATTATGGTGAAAATTGCGTTCGTTACTGGTATTACAGGACAGGATGGTTCATATCTATCAGAACTTCTTGTTTCAAAAGGTTACGAAGTACATGGAATTGTTCGCAGAACATCACTCATGTTTTCAAGTGATCGCCTTGACCATATTCGTAAAAATGTCCACTTGCATTATGGAGATTTAACAGATGGATCAGCATTAAATCAACTTTTTTTCGAAATCACACATGAACGCGATTTTGAAGTATTTGAAGTTTACAATTTGGGGGCACAGAGTCATGTGCAAATTTCATTCGAAATTCCCGAATATACCTCCATGGTCGACGGCATTGGTGTGTTAAAAATTCTAGAAGCAATTCGCTCATTTCCAAAACAAATACAAAATAAAACCCGATTTTATCAAGCAGGAACAAGTGAAATGTTTGGCGATGTTCTTGAAAAACCGCAAACAGAAACCACACCTTTTCGCCCACAATCACCTTATGCTTGTGCAAAAGTATATGCTCATTATTTAGTTCGTAATTATCGCGAATCGTATGACTTATTTGCTTGTAATGGTATTCTATTTAATCACGAAAGTCCTCGACGTGGAGCTAATTTTGTAACCATGAAAATCGTAAACGGAGTTAAAGAGATTGCAAATGGGGGAGAAAAAACTATTAAATTGGGAAATATTTATAGTCATCGTGATTGGGGTCACGCAAAAGATTATGTTGAAGGTATGTGGTTAATGCTTCAACAAGAAAAACCGGACGATTATGTGCTATCTACAAATAAGACAACGCTTGTGAAAGATTTTATCATTAAATGTTTCAAATATAAAAATATTGATTTGGAATGGTCTGGTGAAGGATTGGATGAAAAAGCAACGAATAAAGAAACAGGTGAAGTTGTAGTGGAAATCGATAGTAAATATTTCCGTCCTAGTGAAGTAGAATATTTACTGGGTTATGCCGGAAAAGCTGAAAAACAATTGGGATGGGTTCCAAAAACAGGATTGGATGATTTGATTATAGACATGTTTGAAAACGGAATGTAAATTCCGAAAATATAATAATATTACAATGTTTACAAATGTAATATTATTAGTTAACACTAGACGTTTAATTTGACATTTGTAAAACTTATAACACCAACGATGTAGTGAATCGCGTTTGTATTAGAAATAGTACAAATATTCATAGATTCACATATAAGCCCTTTTTTGAAACTTTTCTCTGTAAAACAAAATTTTTCTGAAAAAAAAGTGAAAAACGTAAAAAAACTTACGACCCTAAAAAACATGAAAAAGCGAAATTGCTAGATATATCATCTAAAAATGTAAATCATCATAAAAATATTGTGACTGAAAAAAAAAGTGTTTTTCCGTTTTTTTAGTTTTTTTCATATATTTTTTTCAAAAAATACGATTTAAGGCGACAATTAGGTTAGTCACTATGGCTAACCAAAAGTCGCAAAAAGTCGCACATAAATTTTTATGCGAAAAATGCAACTATTATACGAGTAAGCAAAATGACTACAATAAACATATTTTGACTGCAAAACACAAACGGCTAACTTTTATGGCTAATAAAATCTCGCTCAAAAGCGAGATCAAACACGAGTGTATTTGTGGAAATAAATATAAACATTTGTCATCATTGTCAAAACATAAGAAAAAATGTGGATATATCGATTATTTTCAAGAAAGTGAAAAAAGTGAAAAAAGTGAAAAAAGTGAAAAAAGTGAAAAAAGTGAAAAAAGTGAAAAAATGGATATATCTGGAAATAACGAGATAATAAGTATAATTAACGACAATGAAATTGTTGATAACGTTGAAACTATGGACAAGAATGAACTAATTATTCAATTGATTCGCGAAAACAAGGAATTGCAAAAAACGATTATCAATCAAAACTCTTCCTTTATAGAGAAACAAGAAAGGCATAATAAAAATTTAACAGAAAAAATAAATTCGATAACTCCTGTAATAAGTAATACAACGAACAATACGATGAATAATAATTACAATATAAACTTATTTCTCAATGAACAATGTAAAGATGCATTGAATATAATGGATTTTGTCAATTCTCTTACAATAGAAATGAAAGATTTGGAAAATACTGGTTCGCGCGGTTTTGTCGAAGGTATGTCAAATATTATTGTTAAAGCAATACAAGATTTGGATATAACAAAGAGACCGATTCACTGCACTGATAGTAAAAGGGAAACATTATATGTAAAAGATAACGAAATATGGGAACAAGATAATAATAAGGAAAAAATAAAAGAAGCAATACAACATATAAAACAAAATAACGTTCGAAAATTGGCTGAATGGGTGATTGCTAATCCTGAATGCGAAAATATGGATAGTCCGTTGAATAAAATGTACACGGATATTTTGAATCAAACGATTATTACCAATGACAAAAACATTAGCAAGGTAATAAAAAATGTTTCAAAACATATAATTATTGATAACGATGATTAAATTCATTGTTTTTACATAAATGCAATATCAGTCATGATTGAAGTTGCATTATTTTGGGTGGCATCTTCGATTGCGGGTTCGGTTGTTTTTGTTTGCATTGTACCTCTATTTTGAACTTGCGCCTTATACTTCTCAAGAATTTCACTTGGCCAACTAATAGCATTTTCTTGAAAATTCCATGGTGGATATTTATCATAGACATTTTTATAATCATTACGACATTTTTCTTCCATGGCATGAATGGATGGGCAAATAAATTCTGTTGTCTCGCCAAAAAGCCCAGGTACTTGTACCTCAACGGGACTATTCCATATTCCGTAAATTTCGATAGAATTGTTTGCAATCAACTCATTGTAAATAAGATGGTGAATTCCAAATGTTCGGATAGACGGACTTCCACCGAGTCCTCCCTGGTAGAATGCAAATGTATTTTTCATACCTCCTTTGCACTCGGACTTGCCAATTTTCATAATTTCATCATAACCACTATCATTTTTTTTAACAATCAAATAAATACGTCCGTTATTTTGTTTGATTAACGCGTCGTGATCTTTATTCCATTCCATTTTCCACAATTGGTTCGTTTTATTATCATTTCGGATAACACACGTTCCAATCTTTGTGAAGTTTTTAATATTTTGGCTATTAATAATAGCGGGTAGTGTAGACATACTATTCATTGTTCTTTTGTTTGATAAATGACTGAATGCATTTAAAAAAAATATCAATTTTATTTTCATTACTGCATATAATGGATATTTTTTTAGAAATATATAAATGTAACAAAATAGTTTTATACAACTATATAAAGTTATTTTGCTAGATAACTTAATGAATATTAAAACTTTATTCGAAAAATCACATGTAGGGGATATGATTGATGCTTATGGTTGGGTTCGCACGACGCGAACATCTGGCTCTACATTGGGATTTTGCAATATTAACGATGGTTCCAATGTATCAGGATTGCAAATTATTATATCAAGTGAACATTTTAGTGAAGACAAAATAGAAGATTTTTTTAAATCTGTAAAAATCGGTTGTTTTTTAAATTGCTCGGGTAAACTCGTTGAATCACCTGCTAAAGGGCAAAAATATGAAATGATGTTAGAAAAATACGAAATTAAAGGACATGTTGAAGAAGATTATCCACTTTGCAAATCAAAAATGAATTTGGATACATTGAGAAATCACATACATTTACGTAATCGTACAAATACTTTTGGTAGTGTGATGCGTATTCGTTCTTCGTTAATGAAAATAATGCACGACTTTTATCATGAAAAGGGATTTTTGCATTTGGACCCAAATATTATTACTACGAATGAGTGCGAGGGTGGTGCGGGAGTATTTCAAGTAACTGAAAATGATTTGACTGAACTGGATAAATTACCAAGAAAGCAAAATCATCCTCTGGGTATGAATGGTCAAGAGGTTGCTGATAAAATTGGCGACGCATTTGAAATGCTGGGAACAAACATTAAGAATAGCGCTGAAAAAATAAAACAAAACGATAATGCACCCGTAGAAGAAAAATTCGGTCATTTGGTAGATTGTGCAGCAAATATTTTTGATGGAGTAACAAGTAAAGTAAACAAACATGTTAATGAAATGAACAAATATGATTGGTCGAAAGACCATTTTAATTGTCCAACTTATTTGACTGTATCATCGCAACTTCAATTGGAATCATTGGCTTGTTCATTGGGAAACGTATATACCACAAATAAAAGTTTTAGAAGTGAACATTCTTCTACAAGCAAACATGTATCAGAATTCACACATTTAGAAATAGAAATGGTAAACAATAACTTGGATGATTTAATGGATATTGGTGAGGAAATGATTAAATATGCTATACATGAAATTATGAAACGTAATATGGATGATCTTGAAAACTTGAATAAATTTGTAAGCAAGGGCATTGTTGATCAGCTTCGATTGATTGCGAACAACAAATTTGAACGCATTAAATATGAAGATATCATTGATGAAATCAATGATGATATTGTGAATGAACATGTAAAATTAGAAAAAATAAATAGCGGGGATGATTTAAGCTCACTTCATGAAAATTATATCACCAAAAAATATGCCACTCCAGTATTTGTAACTCATTGGCCAATAAGTATTAAAAGTTTCTATATGAAACAATGCGATAACGGACTATGTGAATGTTTTGATTTGTTAATGCCGTTTGGTATTGGTGAATTAATTGGAGCATCGCAACGCGAAGATGATTATGGTAAACTGATGAATATGATGAAAGTTAAAAACGTAGATGAAAAAGGTATGGAATTTTACACCGATTTGCGAAAATATGGAAGTTGTCCTCATGGCGGTTTTGGACTGGGTTTTGATCGACTATTGATGTTAGTTACGGGAATTCAAAATATCAAAGACGTAATTCCATTTCCTGTATTTTATAAAAGTTGCAAATATTAGAGTATATAATATCTAAAAAATAAATTTATGTAATAATATTTTTGCTACATAAATTTAATAAACTATTGCATTGATTTGCATTTATTCACACCAAATAAGAAGGCAGATGTTGACCATGTTTTGTAATATTCATTGTATTGTTTGCGGAAATATAAACTAAAACCAATCAAAATAAGACCTGTCATAGAAACGTACATTGTTTTTTGTATTTTCTGTAATAAGGCAATTGTTTCTTCTTCTTCGGGAGTTACTTGCTTGTAATAACTAATGTAAGTAGAATTAATATATGTAAAGGCCAATAATCCGAATACAACAAGTGTGAATCGCAAATCCATTTTAGTGAAAAGTAAAAATAATACGTATATACCCATGGCCATTTTCAAAACAACGCTAGGGTGTTGAGGTTCATCGCTACCAGTAAAACCAATTGCGAAATATAAAATAAGAAGAATTACCAAATGTTTCGCATACATATTTTCACTTAATAATTTTTGAGTTTTACATCCAAGAGTTTCGGCAACAAAATTACCTGCAACTGCTAAAACTAAAAGGAAAATACCTTTTATTGCATCATTCATATAATTTTCATCGGTTGACATTATACATTTTATTAAGAAAAAATATATAATATTTTTATGAAGAAATCTTCATGGTTGTTTCAAAAATTTTACTTGTTACTAAATACGGGTCACAATTGGAAGAAGGTCGACGATCTTCAAAATAACCACATTCATTTTCGATTGTTCCAAAACCTCTGCGAATAGACGCACCTCTATTGCTAATACCATCGCTAAATACATCATACGAAGCTGTTTCACATTTTCCAGTCATACGCAAATCATTATCTTCGCCATATACTTTCATATGTTCGTCATGTTTTTGAGATAATTCTTTAATAGCGTTTTCAATGTAAGTGATTCCCTTTTTGTTTTTAGTTCCTTCGCGCATATTTTTAGTACTAAAATTAGCATGACAACCAGAACCATTCCATTCGCCCGGAACTGGTTTTGGAGAAAAATCAATAATAACATTGTATTTTTCAGCTATTTTTTGCAATAAATAACGCGCCATCCATAAATGGTCACCTTGCTCGATTCCAGTAGATGGACCTATTTGAAATTCCCATTGTCCAGGAGCAACTTCGGCGTTAATTCCGGAGATTTTGATACCGGATGCAACGCATATTTTCATATGTTCTTCGGCCAGAGCACGGCCAAATGAATTATTTGCACCAACGCTGCAATAATATTGACCTTGTGTTGCATTTGCAGTATCATCGGGAAATCCTAATGGTTTCATTGTATTATTATTGATCATAAAATATTCTTGCTCTAAACCGAACCAAGGTTCCTCGTCTAACATTTTATTAAAAATTTTATTAGCTTGATAACGATGATTTGTTTCCGTGTGAGTACCATTTGTATAATATGTGTCACATAGAATTAGTTTATGAAGTGAAATCGTTTTAGTTGCTTTTTTAGGTAGTGTATATTTACGTGAAGGCACGGGAGGACGTTTTAAAGATCCATCCTCTTTTTTTTTAGGAGGAATGGGCATTTGTTTAAGCGTATTCCAATTTTCAAAATAATCAAACATAGCACATGGTTTCAAAATAATTTCCGAATCTTCGGTAGTAGCTTGATACGTAGAACTACCATCATAATTCCATATCGGTACATCTTTAATGGTTTGTGGAATTTTATTACATACGCGTATTTTACTGCGCAGATTTTGTTTTCCATCGACCCATACATATTCTAAAATACATGTACATGATTCAGACATTGTTATACTAATAAAATGGCAACTATTTATATCATTTAAAAGTTATTTATATCATACGTAAAGCAAACTCTGCGCTGGTCATTTGATATGTTTTATTTTTCGCTTTATTGTAATTATCTTTTTCTTGACAATAACGTACATTCGCATATATTAAACCAGCGTTCATTATTACATAAGCTGATGTCATTTTCCATATCTGCATATTTTGAATTTTCATAGTATACTTGTATAGTATAATATGAAATATTTAGATTATTTACATACCAAATGTACTAAAATCGGATAATACTGGTCTAGGTAAATAAGCATTGCTGGAACCTTGTTTATAGGATGGAACTTTTTTGCAATCAAATGAAGGTTCGGGACAACGTGCACAAGAGGGGCAAGGAGGACATTGTTTTTTGTCATTACAAGAGGAACATGTACTATTACCAGACCCACCAGTGGTTTTAGATACGCTATTGCCTTTAGGTCCTGTAATAGTAGTTGTTGTATTGGAAGTATCGCCAACATCGACATCACTATTTCCATTTAAAGAAGCAGGTGTAATTCCGGGACAAGCAGGACATACAGGAGGAACAATTTGTGATTTCAAAATATATAAATCTGCATCGCCTTGAGGTATAGTGTTGACTCCATTATTTGTAACAAATGCACCATTATTATCAGAAGTAGTAACTAAAGTATTTCCTTGTGGTCCGGTAGTAGCTGTTGCAGAGCCATTGCTATTTGAATAAGTAGTTGAAGATGCATTATTTGAGGTATTAGTAGTTTGGTTATAATTAGGGTTTTGATTGTAATCAGCGTCTACTAAAATTTCATTTCCGTATGGTCCTTTAACGGCAACAACCTTATTTCCACCTGGTCCATAATAAGCATTCACAGAACCAGAATAATAATTATCATGGTTATTATCTTGAATACTACCGCTTATTTTCCCATTTTTATTGACTAAAACAATTTTTACTTGTTCATCATCATTTGTTTCATTTTCATTGTCTTCTGTATCATCACTATTGTCTTCTGTATCATCAGATCCATCTTCCATTCCTTCACGTGTACATCCAACGCCTCCTAAAAAGCTACATAATACTAAAGAAGCCAATAATATTAGAAACAAATGTATATGTGTTAATTTCATCAGTATATTCTATATGGCGAAAATATATTATTCATAAAATTGAATATTTATTACTTAAATAATAAATATTTAAAATAAGTATGACAACAACAGATTATTCTTTATTAGATAGAAGAGTAAAGGCAAATCCCAATCCATTAAAAATTTGCCACAATGATGATGAAAATATTTATGAAATAGGAATTGACGAAGTGGGTCGTGGACCATTAATTGGACGTGTATATAGTGCCGCTGTCGTATTGCCTAAAGACAATAGTTTTCGACATGATTGGATGAAAGATAGTAAAAAATTTTCGAATAAAGAAAAATTAAAACTAACAGAAGATTATATTAAAAAACATGCATTGGCATATGCGATATGTTACGAAGATGAAAAAACGATTGATCAAATAAATATATTGCAAGCAACATTTAAATCTATGCATTGTTGCATTAAAGAAGTAATTGCTAAAATGAACCAAAAAATAAATTGCGAACTCCTTGTGGATGGTAACAATTTTAAAAGTTATATTATTAACGAAGATGATGAATTTATAAGTATACCACATACATGTGTAACAAGTGGTGATAATACATATGCATCCATAGCGGCTGCATCGATTTTGGCTAAAGTGGCGCGCGATGAATATGTCGAAAAATTATGTGATGAAAATCCTTTGCTAGACGACTATTATGGAATTACTACAAATAAGGGTTATGGTGTATTGAAACATCGTGAAGGGATAAAAAAACATGGTATAAGCAAATGGCATCGTTTGTCTTTTGGCATTTGCAAAGAAAATGTAGATCGCATATGGAGTTAAATGCGAATATTAGAAACAATACCATCTATATTGTATTTTTTTATAGCTTCCAAAATGAAAGGTTTATCAGCTGTATATGCATATACATTGACATTACACGATTGTATATAGTCGATTGTTGAATGATCTAGCATATTCCAACTAATGGCAATAAATTGCAAATTGAATTTACGTATAACAAAATCGAACATGTCGTTCATCAAATGATTGTGAGTAATGAATCCAAGATTATATGTTTTATCGAATTCGATTAACTTTTGTAAATGATGCAAATTAAAACTAGCAAAATACATCTTATGATAATTTACATTATGTGTGTTAATAAAATTGTGTAATATTTCAGCTAATTTGTTTGAACCTTTCAAATCTAGATACAACGCAATTTTAGTATAATCAAATTTATGTATGAATTCTTCAAATGTCATTATATCGCTATCTAATTTTTTAATTTGCTCGATGGTAAGATTTTCTACGAATTGTTTATTAATATATGGATCATGGTAAATAATAATAATATCATCTTTGCATAATTGTAAGTCCATTTCAATCATATCAAAATCGCGCTCAACTGCTTTTTTAAATGCTTCCATGGTATTGTCTTTATAAATATCACTATACCCTCGGTGTGCTATTTTTGTAACTTGGCACATTATACATATGAAAAGTTTATAAAATAAACAAAAATATTGTTATAATATATTATGGAAAAAAGTACTAAATTAGAGAGAGCGAGCAAGATATATCTATCAAAAACTAGGGAAGAAGACATTAAAATTCGTGGCGAAAATCATTTAGTATTTGATCATGACGGCCACGTAGTAAAACTAAAAAATGCTAAAGTTTGGTATTGCAAATATGGCAATTATGTCGAACCGCATACATCTGAAAATATAGGATGTATTGGATGTATTGTTATGTAAAAAAATTGATTTAATTTATGCAAACTATGCATAAATTAAACAAGACAAGAAGGAAACAATGAAGTTTTTAATTTTTGATACTGAGACAACCGGTCTTTTGCCACGACAAATTACGTCGCTAGATAGTATACCATATATAATACAATTATCGTATATTGTATATGATAGTGAAACACATGCTATAGAATCACGAAGCAACTATATTCGCATACCAAGCGACATTGTTATATCACAGGGTTCAATTAACGTTCATGGAATAACGCGCGATAAGGTTGATGAATGTGGAATAGAAATTCAAGAAGCACTCTTTTACTTTGGAGAACATTACAAAGAATGTGATTATATTGTTGCACACAATCTAGATTTTGATGAAAAAATGGTAAACTATGAATGTGTGCGTAACAACACCTCGCCTGTCATTCATAAGTTTGACCCCCGCAAAACGTTTTACTGCACGATGAAAAAAGGTATAGATATCTGTAAAATAGAGAAGGAATCAAAAAATGGAAGAAAATATTTCAAATGGCCAAAACTAGAAGAACTCCATAGAACTTTATTCAATGAAGAGATATGTAATTTGCATGACGCATATCATGATAACTTGGTATGTTTACGATGCTTCGTACAAATAAATATGAATTATGATTTGATTGGCAAGAATAATGTATTTAAAGAAGATTTTGAGAAAATTACAAAATAAAAATCCTTTACAAATGAACAATAAAATTATATAGTTGTTATTTTTTCATGAGACATTTATCATCAATAATTATAGAATCGCATTTTTCCGTTTGAGGCACAATTTGTACAATCCCTTTACTTTTAATTTTATATAAAGGTTCAGTACATCCTTTGTGTTTCGTTTTACGTGTTTTTAATACCTTTATTTTTTGTCTTTTTCCACAACGAGCGCGGAAATGTTCATAACGTTCGCGTACATCTTCATAACTCAAATTCGATTTCTTATTTAACATGATGTTTATCTCTTCGTGTAATTCATAGACGTAACGTGAAAATGCTGTGCGTGATTTCATATGTTCCATTGTAATAGGTAAACGTTTGAAATTTTTTCTTAAATTCACGCGACAATATTTACATGGTAATACATTTTCTAAATTCAGTATAAAATTTCTATAATTTTTCTTATCTTGTTTACTAGGTTCGACAGGATAATTAAAACTTATAGTATGTAATGAATGCCATAAACTAGGTCCCCATACAGTAGTAAGCATTCCATCACCACTAACATAATCTTCTTCTACAAAGTATCGATTATTATTATCATTGCTTAAATCAATCACTTTTTTTGAAGATTTATTTTTTTTCCTATGCTTCATTGTTTTTTTTGGTTTAGTTATTGTTTTTTTGTTTTTTTTAGTAGTCATATAAAAAACGCACAAAAAAAAATTGTACAATAATATTATTTATAATTTCTATATTGAAAACATAAGTATTCACATTATAGTTTGCTTAATATGCTTTGCATTAGCTGTTCACTATTATTAGTAGTTGATAATTGTTTATTTTCAAACAATGAAACAATTTTTTGAAAGTATAATTTATCATTTTTAAAAGAGATTTTATTTAGTTCAATTAATTTACCATCTTTACTTCTGAATAACATTATTATTAATTTATAAATTAATATCTTTAGGTAATATTCGTAATATCTAAATGAACTAATTTATATTGTTATATTATAATGACTTTTAGCATTCAAGATTTATTTAACAATAAATATGTTATGATAGCAATTATTGTATTAATATTTGTAGTATCAGCATATTTTTTGTATCGTAATTATGCAAATCAAAATTCAGAAACAATTACAGATGATATTTATGAGGGAATGGATAATAATGATGGAAGTGAAGCAGAATTAATGTTATTTCATGTAGATTGGTGTCCTCATTGTAAAACAGCTTTACCTGAATGGGAAAAGCTAAAACAAGAGTATGCAAATAAAAAGGTAAATGGTCATAAAATAATTTTCTTGGAATATAATTGTACAGAAGAAAGTGAAGAGACAACAAAGAAAATGGAAACATATAAAATAGAAGGTTTTCCAACTATTAAATTAAAAGTAGAAGGTCGTGTAATAGAATTTGATGCTAAAGTAACTAAAGCCAATTTAGAGCAATTTTTAGCAACAGCTTTAGCTTAAATGTTCTAAAATAAATTCATCACAAATTGTTATTCCATCTTTAAATAGCTTCACCCTTGCTTCTTTAGAAATAATTGTTTCACGTAAAGCAGATAGTTCAATTCCATTTGAAGGAATATTTATTAAATAATTAATATCTTCAAATGGCTTTACACGTATAGCATTTATCGAATGATATAAAAGTGTATATGTAACATCAAATAAATTACTATTAACATCTACTTTAGGATTATTGTATATGCTAGTTGATTTTATTCCCAATACTTCATTTTTATCGCATTTTGTATCTTCTAAACAAAAATTAATAGGAAAATTAGACATTGCGCCTCCATCAATGCAACATTTGTCTTCATAAAACACTGGTTGAATTATATATGGAATTGCACTACTCATGTGTACAGCTTTTAATAAAGGTAATTCGGGATGTGTTTTATACGAAATATTTATTAATTCCATTTTATTTAAATCAACGCTGAAAAAATGGTGCTCAATATTTGAAAATTCATAAAATTCTTTCATAGTAATATTCATGTTTAAATCGCAACATGCAAATAAGGGTTTAAATAATTCTCGGATAAAAGAATCATCGTATAGACCCTTAGATGAATATATATTTAAAATATCTGTTGGATGTAAAGGAAATACATTTTCCCATGGTCGGTTTATCATGTATTCATCTATGTCCTCATTTGAAATAGGTAATGAAGCAATCACTGAAACAAATGTTCCTGCGGATGTGGCATACATTGTTTCTATTTTAGACATATCTACAAATTTATTCTGAATCAATCGTGCTAAAGCAGAGTAAATGCTAAAACCTATTTGTGCTCCTCCGGATAATACAATATGCTTTATATTCATTTATTGGAAACAAGTAAGAAAATAATAATAATAATATTACATATTGTAATAATGTCTACAATTTTTAATATTAATGGTGGAAACGATGATGATGATGATTATAATGGTAAAATAAATTTAGATGACTTGTATGATCGAAAAAAACAGGACGATTTATCTAAATTATCAAATTATAAAAAAATATTAGCACGTATTCATCATCGCATTAAACTTACATCACGCCAAAAAAAAGATAATCAATTTTGTTGGTTTGTTGTTCCTGAAGTTATAATAGGTGTTCCTAAATATGATCAAGGTGCATGTATTGCATACGTAATGGAAAAACTAGATGAGAATGGTTTTTCAGTTACCTATACTCATCCAAATATGATGTTTATAAGTTGGAAGCATTGGGTTCCAGGTTACGTAAGAAATGAAATAAAAAAACGAACAGGTGTAGCCATAGATGGTTATGGAAATTTAATCAACGAAGAAGATAAAAAGAAGGATAATGATAACCCATTGTCTATTTTAACCAATTCAGGAGTAAAAAGTAAGAAAAATGATGACAAGGCATCGCCATTTAAATCAACATCTTCTTATACGCCTTCTAGCAATATTGTTTATAATAAAGAAGCAATGAAACAATTACACGATAAACTATAAATATGGTTGCACCTACATAGTATGAAATATAATAATAAACATAATTATTATATTATATAATATCTTAAAGTTTGTAAAACTTAACGTCTTGATTTACGCGATTTACGTGTTTTTTTAGCTTTTTTGGATTTTTTGGATTTTTTAGATTTTTTAGCTTTTTTGCTACGACGTATTCTACGTGATTTATGTCTTTTACCACCCATAAAACTATCACTATTTGTACCCACTCGCATACTCCCAGCACTTCCACCACGTAAACCTATATTAGTAGCTAAACTAGCTAGAGTGGAATTACCACCCTGTTGAAACATATTGGCTGAACATCCAGGCATTATGATATATCAAGAGAAATAAAATATTCTCATAAAAATGAAAATATTACTATTCTAAAATTGTATTTTCTATTTCTGCTTCTAAATTGTGTATTTGTTTTTCTTGCAATTCTTTTCCTCGTTCGACAATAATTGTTTGATATTTGACTAAAGCATTGAAAAAATTTGTTTCACAATCGATATACATCTGTTTAATTAAATTACGTGCTTTTAACCCTATTTTGTCTAAACTTTCTTTAGTTAACGCGGGTTGAACAATAACCAGTTCTTTACCGATATTTTCGTCTTTAACGAATGAAAATAACTCACCGATAATATTTAAAATTTCTTCTTGTTTTTTATTGCTGTCATCAAGCATTTTTTTTAGATGTATTGCATATTCTTTGAATGCTTTGTTTTTTATTGAACCAGACATTTTTTGTTTTAGTGTGCCATCTTCCTTACATCCTTTACCATTGTGATAATCTTTTAAAGTAATATCCTTAAAACGTTTAATATTTTCGGGCATTTTATCTTTGTTTCCTGTAAATATTTCGTAAAAAGATTGTAATGCTTCGTTATATTCTTTTTGCATAGATGCACTCATTGAACGATATACACCTTTATCAAAATCATAAACATCGTAAAATAATTTTTCAAATTCACTCATGCCAATTAATTGACTAAGATTTTTAGTAGTACCATCTTTTTGATTTAAATTAATATTGCAAAAATCTGGTTGAACTTCAACGACTTCGTCGTTTTCACTATATTCATGTTTATTAATTAAAGCTTGCAGGCGTTGGTTGCAAAAATTAACATATGTTGTTTCATATTTAACATGTTTAGGAATTTTGTCCTTTTCTTCTAATGTAAAAGTTACCAGAGAACCATCATTATCCTTATATACGTACATGGGCTGTATCGTTTTAAAAATAGCAGCATATATGTGTGATAATTTGATATAAAATTCCGCAATACCAATACACATACGACGTTTTTTGGTGGGATTTGTAATGTCTAAGTTTGATGTCTTTTTGAAATGAATAATTTTATCATTTGTCATTTTGTCAATGGGAATCCCTTTTTCTAAACGTTGCTCTAAAAAATTAATTTCTGATGAGGATAAATTTTTAGCAATATTATCCGAAGAAATAATAGTTAAATTATTACAATAATCGGGATTTGTTAGATGTGACATTTGGTGCAAATTTAATGTAGTAGCATAATTAGCTGCAATCATATCCATCTGAATTAAATATTTATTTATTTCTTTTTGATCACTATTATCATTTACATTTGATTTACCTTGAGCATTACCCATTATTATATTATTAATACAAAATAATTATTAAAATTGAATTAAAATTCTAATAATTTAATAATATTACACATCATGGAAAATGAAAAGAAAGTAACGAAGAAGAAAAAACACAATGTAAATAAAGCAAAATTATGGAATATGTTTGATACTGAGTTAGGTAATGAAAAACAGCAAATAGAATGTATATATCGAAATAGTGGTGAACGTGAAAATTGTGACAATTGTCAAAGCAGTTTAGCTTTTACCGAACAAGGATTTCTAGAATGTACAAACAAACAATGTTGTATTGTTTATAAAGATGTCCTTGATAGTAGTCCCGAATGGCGTTATTATGGTGCAGATGACAATCAATCTTCAGACCCTACACGTTGTGGGATGCCAATTAATCCATTGTTAAAAGAATCTTCATTTGGATGCAAAGTCATATGTGATGGACGTTCTAGTTATGAAATGCGAAAAATAAGGCGATATACAGAGTGGCAATCTATGCCGTACAAAGAAAAATCACAATATGATGAATTTCAACGTATTACAACCATGGCACATAATTCTGGTATTTCAAAACTAATTATAGATGATGCTGTTCGTTATCACAAAATGATATCGGAACAAAAAACGTTTAGAGGTTTAAATCGAGACGGAATTATTGCTGCATCAATTTATATTTCTTGTCGCATCAACGACAACCCACGAACTGCAAAGGAAATTGCTGCAATATTTCATTTGGATACAACATCGGCAACCAAAGGTTGTAAAAATGCAACTTCGATTATCAATACAATGGAAGTCGATGTTAATAATGAAAACAAAACAAATTTGGGAACAACCAATCCTTGCGATTTTATTGATCGATATTGTAGCCGCTTGAATATGAATAGCGAATTGACAAAGCTCTGTAAATTCATTGCAGTACGGATCGATAGAAATAATATCATGCCGGAAAATACACCACATTCTATTGCATCCGGTGTTATTTACTTTGTTTGCATGAATTGTGCTTTAAATATTAATAAGAAGGATATTCATAACATAAGTGAAATTAGCGAAGTAACAATTAATAAATGCTACAAAAAACTTGATATTATCCGCGACCAATTGCTTCCAAATTCTATTATTCATAAATACATCAAATAAAATTAAACCAAAAAATATTTTTGATAAAATACTATATGGACCATAATAACCTTTTTCTAGATAACATAATGAAAATAGATATAATAAAAAATGATAATTATAATTCTTCTATTCCCAATATGGTTTTTTTACTTCCATATCGGGATAGAGAAAATCAAAAAAAATGGTTTATACAAAATATAGAACGTTTAGCAAATATTATTCCTTTTTTTGAAGTTTATTTTATTCATCAAAACGATAATCGAATTTTCAACAGAGGTGCTATGAAAAATCTTGGATTTTTACATATTAAAAAGAAATATCCCCACGATTATAAATCTATTACACTTATTTTTCATGATGTAGACACTTTTCCAAAAAAGAATATATTATTAAAATATTCAACTCACACGAAAATTGTAAAACATTTTTATGGATTTCAACATACATTAGGCGGTATTGTTTCCATAAAAGGTCAGGATTTTGAAAAAATAAATGGTTTTCCAAATTATTGGGGATGGGGTTTTGAGGATAATGTATTTCAAGATAGATGTTTAAAATATGGTTTAAAAATAGATAGAAAACAATTTTATAAAATAAACAATGGAAATATTCATCATTTTCAAGATGAACGATTTAAGATATTTAATACAAAGAATATGGAACGTGTAGAAAGCGATAAATCTTTGTATGGTATAAAAACATTATCAAATTACACTTTGAAAGAACAACATTTAGATAGCAATTATATATTTATAGTTCACGCATCAGGATTTGATTGCGAATATGATCCGACAACAGAAAGCTTCCAAACACATGATTTAGCAAAAGGAAATGTAATCATGAAAAATTATAAAAATCCTATTATGAAAATGAATATGAAGATAAAATAAGTGAAGTTAACTGAAAATTGACTTTACCTATTTTTAACTGAAAATAGTTTTTCAAAAATACAATAAAAAATCATACAAATATACAAATGTAATTTTTATGATTTACTTTTGACTATGCATTTCGTCATTATAAGACATGTAACGTGAGTTATGATGCACTTTTTTACTAAGTACCAATCTAGGAATGGTAATTTTTAATTTATACTCACCTTTTACATTTAACGGAACTGCGTTGATATTAGGGATTTGAATTTTAATCTTCATCATCTTGCTGCTTTTGTTGTTGTTTGATTTTTATATACTATTTATTATAAATAGTAAATAAATCAATTTTTTTTAATCGCAAAAAATGCAATGATTTTATTATTTCTTTCTGTTTTTCTTTCTGTTTTTCTTTCGGGTTCTTCTTTTCTCGCCCCCTAGATATTTTCCTATTTCATGTCGTAGTTCATAAGGCATTGTTCCATCACCTCTATTCCCTACATCTTTTTCACTCATAACCATAGCTAGGTTTTTCCTATCTTCTTGTCTTTCCAAAACTTTTGGAATAGTATGTGCGACAATATTTTGTATTCTTTTTTTTTCTTTTTTCGTGATTATGTATTCTTCTATCGCATAAGGAATACTATTTTCTTCTTGTTCCTCTGGTGTCATATCATCCCATAGGTCTTCTGCCAGTTGAAGTTCTTTGTTTGTAGCAAGATCAAGTTCAATATTAATATCTGGGCGTTCTAATAATAAGTAAACCATGTCTATATCTTCTAATTTAATTGCGAGTATAAGTGGTGTATCACCATCGTCATTCTTAGCATTCACATTAGCTCCGTTATTTAAGGCATTTTCAACTTTGTCGTAATCATAAATACCAATTGCACCAAAAAGATATGTATCCTTTTCTTCTTGATCATTTGGATTTCCTCCTCTCTGTCGTGTTGAACGAGTTTTTCTAAATCTTTTCTTGGATTTTCTACTTTTTCTTTTTCCTCCCTTTTTGAAAAAATTAAACATGTTTCTAGGTTTAGATTCAGGTTCAGGTTCAGGTTCAGGTTCAGGTTTAATGCCAGTATATTTTTCAGTTGTATATATTTCTCCATCTCCTAAAAAATCGTCCCTATATGATTCCATAGATGTGCAATCATCTTCTTCATGAAGTGTTGTTTGATTACATACGGGACATTTGAATAAAGTAGCTGGTCTATGAATTTCTTCGTTTCTATTGGGCAATTTAACACTTTTTATTCTGTTGTCACACCAACCACTTAAACAATTATTATGAAATTGATGACCACATGAAAGCTGATATATAAGCCCTTTATCTGCTATTTGTTCAGAACTTTGTAAAGGGTCTTGGCATATA